TTGTTGAATCTAATATGTCTACTCAAGACCGAATCTCGATAGCGTTTAATACGTCTTTACAATTAAATGATGGAGAGAGTGTTTAATGCTCATAGTCTCACGACCAGATATCAATGTCGATGTTATCGCCGAAATAGACCCTCAACAGAGGTTTATTAAGCTACCCATAACAAACTACTTAAAACTGCTAGATGTATACGATACAATCAATCGTCCCCAAATTGCTTTAATTAACGCAGTCAACGATCCCAAGTACAGGTTTATTTGTGCTGCCCTTGCACGCCGATTGGGAAAAACTTATATAGCCAATATTATTGGCCAACTAGTAACACTAGTTCCGGGGTCAAATGTCTTAATCATTTCACCAAACTATAACTTATCATCAATATCATTTGAACTACAACGCAAACTTATCAAGCACTTCGACCTCGAAGTCGCACGTGACAACCTCAAAGACAAAATTATCGAGCTTTCAAATGGTTCTACCATTCGTATGGGTTCTCTTAGTACCGTTGATAGTACTGTTGGTCGATCATATGATTTGATCATATTTGACGAGGCTGCCCTAGGCGAAGGCGGTGAAGCCGCCTTTAATGTGGCACTGCGTCCAACTCTTGATAAGCCCCAAGCAAAAGCTATTTTTATCTCCACACCTCGTGGTCGTAACAATTGGTTTTCACAATTTTGGAATCGTGGCTTTGATCCAGGGTTCCCCGAGTGGATTAGCTTACAAGCTGATTACACAGAAAATACTCGCATGGCTGAGTCAGACGTTGCTGAAGCACGTCGATCAATGTCAAAGTCCGAGTTTGAACAAGAATATTTGGCTTCATTTTCCGTATTTGAGGGTCAGATTTACACATTACAGGATACAGATGTTATTGAGATTCCCGAAGACCTCAAAGGTGAGGCATTTGCTGGGTGCGACCCTGGTTACCGAGACGCTACTGCTTATTGTGCTATCGTGTACGATTGGAACCGCGATTGCTTTTATATTGTCGACGAATACCTAATGTCAGAAAAGACTACTCAAGAGCATGCTCAAGCATTTACTGAGATGAATGAGCGTCATGGCGTTGAAGTCACATTTATTGACTCGGCTGCCGCACAATTTGCAGGCGACTTGGCTTATCTTTATAATATTTCGACTACTAAAGCTAAAAAAGATGTCTTACCAGGCATTGCGTATGTTCAGACCTTACTACAACAAGGTCGATTAAAGGTTGCCCCACATTGCACTAACGTACGTGCTATGTTTGACCAGTACCGCTGGGATCAACGTGAGGGTCTACAACGTGAACGACCAATGCATGATGATTATAGTCACATGGCCGATGCCGTTCGCTACGCACTATATACCTATACTGTTTAATGCCACAAAAAATTTATGCATTGACTTTTAGTTGCTGTTCTGCTATAATACTAGGTAATTGTGGTGCATTTTGTACCCTTGGAGATTTAAATGGATAAAACAGAATACGAAGCAATGCTAAAAGCGGCGTTTGCCTCAGAGTTCTCGTTCTTCTTAAAAGCAGCTAACTTTCACTGGAATGTTGAAGGTAGCTTGTTTCCGCAGTATCATGAACTGTTTGGTAAGATTTACGGCGAAGTCTACGGGTCAATCGACACGTTTGCCGAAGAACTGCGCGCATTACGTATTTATGCACCTGCTGCATTTGAAACGTTTGACGAAATTTCAGCGGTTGAATGTCAACTTGAAGTGCCCAACGGCATGCAAATGACACAAGAACTTTTAGCTGATTCGGATTTAATGTCGGAGATGTTTCGTAGCGCGTATGTGGCTGCTGAAGCAATGGGCGATTTTGGTTTAGCTAACTTTTTAGCAGATCGTCAAGACGCTCACCGCAAACACTCTTGGATGTTACGCTCAACGCTAAAATAATGGCTAAGAATACAAATAAACGAATTCCCGTAAAATGGGTTCGTGATAGGGCTAAAGCAGCCTACGAAAAGAAAACGCAGTGTTGTATTTGTGGAGATACCACAGATCTAGAACTGCATCACCTACATTCAGTTACTATACTCCTAGATAAATGGGCTGAAGCTAAAGGTTATGACATTTCAACAGATGAAGGCATTGTAGCTGTAAGAGATGAGTTTATTGATGAGCATCGTGTTGAGTTATATGATCAAGTTTACACCCTTTGTAATCGTCATCATGTAGCGCTTCATGGCGTTTATGGTAAAGCTCCTCGACCTGGTTCAGAATCGAAACAGGCTCATTGGATTGAGATGCAGCGTGCAAAATATTCAGGTACTGAAACAGTTGTTCCCAAGAAAAGCTTTGGTAGTTTTTTCTCAGAGTTTACTTAAGGGAAAACTATGTCAAGATTTACAGATTGGATTGTTGAAAAACTTAATCCAGCACAGACCCGTATTGCACAAGAAGCGGGCACACAAATTTCTACGGAAAGCAAGCTAACATATCGCCAAGCTTTCCAAAAACTAGAGTCAGTTAATCGTTCAGTTAATATGCTTGTTAGCGCAGCTAGCTCGCTTGACTATGACGTAAAAGATAAAATTAATGAAGGTATTGTTTCGGGGATGCGTCAAAAGCAGCTGAACACGCTTTTAAACTTTCGCCCAAACCCATACCAATCAACACAAGAGTTTCGTCAATCGATCTTTACGGATTTGATCTTAGAAGGTAATGTATTTGTACACTTTGATGGTGTATTTATGTACCACCTTCCTGCAGCAAATGTCGAAATTTTAACTGATACCAAAACATTTATCCGTGGTTATCGTTACAACGGAATGGTTGACTTTAAAGAGTCGGAAGTCTTTCACTTCCGTGATCTTAACTCGCATAGTATATATCGCGGCGCTTCGCGCCTTGAAGCAGCTCAACGTTCCATTACTACTTTATACGCAATGAAAGACTTTCAAGAGAATTTCTTTGAAAACGGAGCTGTGTTTGGTTTAGTGTTGACCAGCGAGAATACGCTGTCACAGATTGCAAAAGAAAAAACAATACAATACTGGTTACAAAAATATTCAACTAAACAAGGCGGTAAGCGCCCAGTAATCTTAGATTCTGGACTGAAGCCTGCACAAGTATCTAATCAAAACTTTAAAGACATGGATTTTGATCTGTCAATTAAAACTCACAACGAATTAATAATGCACTGTATAGGTATTCCGCCTATTTTATTAGCTGGTGGAAATAACGCAAACATCTCGCCTAATCTACGACTATTTTATTTAGAAACAGTAATGCCAGTTGTTCGTAAGTTTACATCAAGCCTAGAACGATACTTTGGATATGACATTGAAGCAATTACTGCATCAGTAAGTGCTTTACAACCAGAATTAAAAGATATTGCTGCCTACCATTCGACATTAGTCAATGCAGGCATCATTACAGCTAATGAAGCAAGAAAAGAATTACGTTATGAGCCAATTACTGGCAATGACGAAATAAGAATACCCGCTAATATCGCGGGTTCGGCTGCTGATCCGTCGAAAGGTGGTAGGCCCACAGATAATCAGCAATAAAAGGGGTAATATGGTAGATAAAAGTAAAGTACTGTTTTTAAACAGTTCATTTATCAAGAACGATACCACCGACGGAAAGACAACTAGTATAACAATTGAAGGGTACGCAAGTACTGATGACGTTGATAGACAAGGCGACATTGTCCCAGCAAGTGTATGGAAAAAGGGTATACAAAATTATTTGAAGAATCCCGTAATTTTGGCATATCATGACCATAGCGAGCCAGTTGGTAGGATGGTAGAACATAGAGTTGACGGTAAAGGGTTATGGATTAAAGCCAGAATTTCTTCAGCCGCTGGTGAAGTGTTTAATCTTGTAAAAGATGGCATCTTAACGGCATTTAGTATCGGTTTCCGAATCGTAGATGCGGAATATGATGCAGCCAAAGAGTTGTTTGTGGTAAAAGAGCTAGAACTGCACGAAATCTCAGTAGTGTCAGTGCCAGCTAATCAAAATACACTATTTAGTCTTTCTAAGGCGTTTGATACAGCCGAAGAATTTAAATCTTTCAAAATGCAGTTTGCACCCGACAGCGATTCAGCTAAAGGGCTAGAATCCTCAACGGAAGCAAACGGCGAAATTAAAAAGGAATGGGAAATGGATCCTAAACAATTAGAACAAATGTTGGCTGATGCAGCTAACAAAGCGGCTGAGCTCACTGCTAAAGCCATCGCCGATACACAGGCAAAACAATTAGCTGAAAAAGCTGCTGCTGACAAAGTGGAAGCCGAATTAGATGCACGCGTTAAAGCCGCTGTTGCCTCTATCTCTACTGGTGACACAGGTGCTGAGCGCTTGATGGCCGAAGTTGAGAAACGCTTAGCTACTGCTGAAGAGTCAAGCAAATCAGTTATCGCTGGTTTAGAAGCTTCTTTGAAAGAAAAAGCTGCTGAAATTGAAGCAATCACAAAATCAAAAATGTCTTTCCAAGAAGCCAAAGACGGTATGTCTTACGGTGACAAAGAAAAGGCTGTTATGTTGGCCAAAATGGCTGGTAAGTCATTGGAAAGCACAAAGTTTGGCCGCGATATGGTCCAAAAATACGGTGCTCACGTGCCTTCAGCTACATGGGAACTCGAAGTTTCATTGAACATGGAAGCTGAGGTTCGTCGTCGTTTAGTTGTTGCTCCTATTTTCCGCAACATTGCTATGCAAACCAACGTGATGACACTGCCAGTGAACCCAGAAGCAGGTTTAGCAACTTGGATTTCTAACAGCGACTTCGGCGCTGCTGCTAGTGCAGGTGCTGCTCGTAGCGGTACAAACGGCGATGCCGGTACACACACTATCAAAGAAATCACTTTGAACGCATATAAAGTTGCTACTAACGAGTACACTGCATATGAAGAAGAAGAAGATTCATTGTTGGCTTTGATGCCTATGATTCGTGATGGTATGATCCGTCGTGTTGCTCGTACTGTTGATCGCGCTTTCTTACGCGGTGCTGGTTCCGGTTCTGATCCCGTTAAAGGATTAGCAGCTTGGTCTTCTAACACTACTGCCGTTGGTGCAACTGTTCCTAATACCGCTGCTGCTGGTGTAAACGTTGCTAAACTGCGCACCTTACGTCAAGGTTTAGGTGCTTGGGGTCTTGATCCTGCTGAAGTAGTCTATCTCGTTAATACCGAGACATATTACAGCCTGTTGGAAGATACAACCTTCCAAACAATGAACCAAGTTGGCACACAAGCTACATTATTGACTGGTCAAATTGGCCAAATCGGTGGTAGCCCAGTGTTGGTATCTGCAGAATTCGAAACTGCAGCAACCTCTAAAGTTGGAGCTATCTGCTTGAACCCAGGTAACTTTATTGTTGGTAACCAGCGCGGTCTCCGCATTGATACCCAAGAATTGGTTGAAACACAACGTCGCGTTATGGTGGCTAGCCTCCGTACCGGTATGACACGTATTACCAATAACTTAGGTAACGCTGTTACAGCACACACTTACACAGCAACCTGATCTGCTAGTGTAATTGTTAACAAGACCCTTCGGGGTCTTGTTTTATAAAGGCATCACAAGTGCTTTTATAAAACAAGCGAGGTAATTATGGCATATGATTTAGTAACAAAATCTGAATACAAAAATTACATGGGAATTATAAGTGTTAATTCAGACTCAGAAATTGATTTCTTAATACCTAAGGTCAGTGACCTAGTAAAATCATACTGCCGTCGTACTTTTATTGATTACTTTAGTGATGTAAAAATTGAGTTCTTTGATGGTGGCTTCAGAGAAATATTACTAAAAGAAACTCCCATTGTAAATGTTTTATCAGTAGCTTATAGCGAAGACTATGGCAAAACGTACACAAATTTAGTAAAATTCACAGACTGGGTAGCCCGTGGCGACGCAGTAATTAGTATTGATCCAAGCGGGTTTAAAGAAGTACTTAACGGATACAGAGTAAATTATTTTGGCGGCTACGATGCCGTACCAGGAGATTTAAAATTAGCCGTACTAGACTTAATAGAATACTATTCTAGAAATAACGGTGCTGTTCACAGCACTCGTGATTTAAATCCTAACACTACGCAGATTAATTACGTTGCTTCAAGCAATTTTCCAGCATCAATCAAGCGTGTGCTTGATCAGTACATGGCGGACTTTACATAATGTCTAAAAACTTATCTGGTGCTTATAATGCGGGGATGTTATTAGAATTCATGTCCGGTATAAAGTTGGCAAATGTTGCGGCTGATAAGTTTAATGAAAACACTAGACAAGAACTTGTAAAATTACTACAAAAAGATGTTCGTAACCAAATAGAAGTTAATTTGCCAGTAATTTATTGGGTAAAACCAACAGAAATTATTAACAACCAAATTAATGGTTTAATGTCTTTAATTAACTCAAATAATCCAAATTTAGGTAAAGATTATATTGAAAGTATAGATGTAGACGGAACGGAAATTGTTCAAGGACAACCAAGATTTAACGAAGAACTTGCAAAGAAACTTACTAAATTAAATGATAACAGTAGTTTTAATAAAAGATTATTAGATACACTAAGAACCGCAATTAGAGGTAACAAAATTTCTATGCAAGAAATTAGCGATCGCGCTAAGTACTTCGAAGATAAGCTAAATCAGAGTTCTTCTAATATTAACTTAATCGTTTCTATAGGTACTCCAACAGACGTAAGTAATTTAAAAACTGCACTAACTAACGAAATTCAAAAAATAGGCTTTGAATTTAAACAATGGTTGAATAGTATAGCACCTGCAGAGTTATTAAACCCACAAGATTATGTCGTTGGTTTCGATCCAGACTCCGAAATTATATTTTTAGGCGGTAGTTTTAAAAGTGCCCGTGGCACTACAGTTAACAAAACATGTCAAGAATTTTTTGCAAAAGAACTACCTAAACTAGGAATTAAAGCTAGACCTACTTTTAGTATAGGTGATTTTACTGCCGCAGGTCATGCGGGTGCCGCATTTAGAACTGGTGGAATTAAAGAAATACAGGGTATAAACACACCCTTAACGCAAGAAATATTGTTTCTTGCTGAGCAACAAGGACAAGGTCTTAGCAAATCTGCAATGCAGCCTTTTCTAAATATTGAAGATCACATCGACCTATCAATAGAATTTACAAGACAAGTTAAACCTGAAACTATTAATAGTTTATTACATTTAAATTTCTCTTTTGTTGTAACTCAAGAAGCTGCTTGGAATGGTAGACTTGGTACAGTAGAAAAAGTTACTGGTGGTAAGATTGTTGAGTCAATTTTTAAAGTAAAAAAGAAACAATTGACTGATGCTTTTAAAGAACGACTTTTTAGAGCAATTAAAGATACCGCAGTAGGTTATTTTACTAGCTCTCCTACAATTAGACAGCTTATAGGCAAACTTTTAGCAAATAGTATAAAAACAGGTAAAACTAAAAGTGAAGCTCCTACAAAAGGCAGCGCGTCCATAAAAGGAAAACCAGCACTATTTGCCAATAAAAAAATAACTAAACCAGCTAAAAATCCTGGTAAAATCAAACTACCTCAAACTACAAAAACTTCTTCAAATACAGTTGCTATGAGTAACATGGGGAATACTACTGTAGCGCCAGTAAATTTATTAAATTTAATGAATATAATAAATTCACACCTGCAAAGCGTAATAAGCTCTAATATGGGTGACGGGGATAGCAAGAATGTTTTAAATTATCGTACGGGTAGATTTGCAGCTTCTGCTCAAGTAGAGCGTTTGTCGTACGGTAAAGAAGGTACAATCACTGCTTTTTATAATTACATGAAAAATCCTTACGCAACTTTTAGTGCTGGTGGTAAACAGTCAAAACCTGTTAGCAGAGATCCTAAAGTACTGATTTCTGCATCTATAAGAGAAATAGCCCAGACAATAGTCAGCAACAAATTAAGGGCCGTAGCAATATGAGTAAAAGAAATAGTATTACAAAAGCAATAGCAGAAAAATTAAAAACAATTGACGGCACTGCTCCTTATGAATCAAATTTATACAACAACAGTTATGCAAAGTTAAAGTTCTGGGACGAAATTCAGGACTTTCCCGCTGTATACTTAGTGCCTGGTACTGAAGTACGCGAATATCATCCAGCAGATTTTACTTGGTGTTATTTAAATATTGCAGTTAAAGTTTACGTAAAAGATCAAGACGACCCTCAGTTTGAACTAGAAACCCTATTACACGATTTAGAGACTTGTATCAATGATAATCGCGTATTAGTCTATGACCAAGCTAACAGCTTGGAAACGACCGAAATATTAATTCAGTCGATAATGACCGACGAAGGGCTACTAGTTCCTTACGGTGTCGGAGAGATTAACCTACAGGTGCGATATGCACTACAATAACGTTACCGGCACCAAAACAGATAAATGTCTAGTAGGTGTGCCTTACGTTCCAACCACAAGGAAATAAAATATGGCATTTAATTTAATTCGTAATAGTCGCGTATTTTACACTAGCAATGTAGATGCAGCAGGTAAAGTCAACACTGCAAATTTTACCAAGGCTAACACTCGCGAAATTCAAGTTTTGGAAGGATTCTCATTCTCTCAAAACACTACTTCAGAAACAGTTACACTAAACGAAGCTGGTGCAGCTCCAGTTCGTGGACAACGTAGTTTTAACACTGCTCTTGATCCAGCTGATTTCTCGTTTACAACTTATATGCGCCCACAAGATGGCGGCACAAACATTACTGCTGAAGAAGCTGTTTTGTGGAACGCAATGTTCTCGGCTACCGAATACAGTGCTACTGCTCCTGCGGCAGTTACCGCAGGTAGTTTTGTAGCAGGCACAAAGTATACTATTACAGCACTTAGCGACGGTATCGGTGGATCTGCTACTAGCTTTACCTCTATTGGTGCTTCAGCCAATACTGTTGGAGTTGTATTTACTGCCACAGGTGTGGGAACTGGAACTGGAACAGCCACACCGGTACCTGCTCAAGCATGGACAGACGGCACTAGTTCAGCAATTTGTACAGTTACAAACTCAGACAAACACCAGTTATTGCCTTTTGGTATGATTATTGTTGTTGACTCAACTACTTTTGTTATCGATAACTGCGTTTTAAACACAGCAACAATCGACTTTGGATTAGACGCTATTGCTTCAATTCAGTGGGCCGGACAAGGCGGCACCTTACGTCAGATAACTTCACCAGCTATTGCATCTGGCACAGTTAGCGCAGGCGGATCTTTTACCGGTAGTTTAACAGGCGTGTTCTTACAAAAAGTTACTAGTGCTCCTTATATTGCCAACAAGTTGAGTGTTGTAACACTAGACGCAGGTATTGGTCTAGGAGTTGGTACAAGTTACACAGTGCCAATTACTGGTGGTAGCTTGACTATTTCCAATAATGTCACATATTTAACACCTGCTAACTTAGCAACTGTTAATAAACCTATTACCTACTTTACAAGTACACGTGCTATCAGTGGTAGTTTGAACGCCTACTTGCGCACAGGTACTGGATATACTGCCGACTTACTGGACACTATGTTGGCTGATTCTGCTACAGCGGTTGCTCCAGCATATGCCATGAAAATATCTGTGGGCGGTACTGGTACTACTAAAGTTGACTTTACAATGCCTGCTGTTGTGTTAACAATTCCAACAATTAATGCTGAACAAGTTGTGTCAACAACCATTAACTTTACAGCCCAAGGCTATACCGGTACTGACTTTGATATCGGATCTGCCAACGAGTTGTCAATTACTTACACAACTACTAACGCAGTTTAATAACTTGATCTGGGCTAAGCATGGTGCTTAGCCTATTGTATTCTTTAATAATAAAAATATGTCTGAAATTTCTTTAAAATCCCTTTTAGTTCCCAGTAAATCTGTTGAAGTTGAATATCCAGGCATGCCTGGTTTCAAAGTTAATATTGCGTTTTTAAGCCGTGAAACACTGCTTAATATTCGTAAGAAATCAACAAAGACTTCATTTAAAAACCGTCAAGCCGCAGAAGAGTTTAACGAAGACTTATTCTTGCAACTTTATGTTGAGGCTGCCGTTAAAGGTTGGACTGGACTTAAATTATCGTATCTTGAACAACTTGCCCCAGTTGATTTAACTGGACAAAAACCAGAGGCTGAATTAGGTTTTACTTCTGAGAACGCACTGTACTTGATGAAAAACTCAAGTAATTTTGATGGCTTTATTAGCGAACAGGTCTCAGACTTGGGAAACTTTTCGAAGAGCAACTAAGTCGAGTTACTAAGTTGCTGACAAACTATATGCAAAATAGTAGTGTTGCAATGTCAAAAGAAACGTACTTTGAAATGTGCGAAGCTTTGGGCAATGAGCCCATAGAGGAAGAAATTCCCGTAGAGTTTGAAGATTTTCCACTGGAAGTTCAACAAGCACTAATTGCATACAGGATGCTTCGAGATGAGTGGGATTCAATGAGCGGTACTTATTTAGGTAAGTCGCTTATTGGTATTACTGAAGTTTTAGAAGCTACAGAAATTGATCAAGAAGATAGAAAGTTTATAACTATGCTTGTTCGCACTATAGATGGTGTAAGAATACAAGAGATCAATAATAAACAAAAACTTGAAAAGCCCGCTAAGTAATTTAGTGGGCTTTTTTTATGCTTTGAAATTTTAGATATTGACAAGTTTGACCATATGTGCTATAATGGTCCTAATGAAAAATATCTAATTTTTTAATATGCCACACATTCCTTTTAGGAGGGGCTCTAATGACCAATAAGGTAATCGTCGAAGTTGAAATGCTGGACTCTAAGAAGTCGCTTGACAAATTAGACCAAGGCGCTAAACGCGCAAATAAAACGCTTGAGCGTACCCAGGAGTTAATGGCGGGTACAAAAGGCGGATCAAAAGCAGCTAATGCCGCTTTTCAACAAACCGAATATAATACAGCTCGCGGTACTATTGGTACAGGCGCTAGCGGTCGCGATTTTGCTAAACAATCTCGCGAACTAGACGGATTAGTTCGTTTATACTCTATTTATGCCGCCAATATCTTTGCTGCAGGTGCCGCTTTTCGTGCACTTAGCGAAGCTATGGATACTACAAACATGATTGCTGGCTTAAACCAATTAGGTGCTGCCAGTGGTGTTGCCATGGGCGGATTAGCCAAGCGATTCTCGGAGGCAAGCGGTGGAGCTATTAGCTTACGCGAGTCAATGGAAGCAACTGCCAAAGCTGTGTCTAGCGGATTGTCACAAGCACAGTTTTTACAATTAGGCGATGTTGCTAAGAAAGCTTCACAGGCATTAGGTGTTAATATGTCTGACGCTGTTAGTCGTTTGACTCGTGGTATTACAAAGCTTGAACCTGAACTATTAGACGAATTGGGTATTTTTACTAAAGTTGGTAAAGCTACTGAAGATTATGCACGTGCTATTGGTAAACCAGTTTCTGCACTAACAGACTTTGAAAAACGCCAGGCTTTTGCTAATGCAGTCTTAGCCGAAGGTGCTCAAAAGTTTGGACAAATCGACATTCCTACTAATCCTTATGATAAATTATTGGCTACATTAAAGAATGTAGCTCAAGCAGGTTTAGAGATTGTTAATAATGTATTAGGGCCTTTTGCAAACTTACTTGCAAAAAATAGTGGCTTATTAGTTGGTGTTCTTGGATTGATTGGTGCTAAAATTGTAAAAGATGCACTACCTGCTATTGGGCAGTGGAGATCAAGTTTAAAAGATGCAGCAGATGAAGCTCGCAAACGTAGTTCTGATATTGCTGCAAGTTTTGGCGAAGGTTTTGTTGAACGTACAAATGCAGCATTTAAAGTACCCGAACTAGAAAGTAACTTAAAGAAGTCCGAAGACGCTTATCGTGCTAGTCGTGCAAAAATGGCTACAATGGATACAGATCTTTCTAAGCGAGTGCTTAAAGGCGGAGGCGGAACTGACGAAAAAAGCTTAAAATCACAACAATCTAGGCTTACTAGAGAAATAAATAAATTAAAAGCTGACGGATTAGCCCTCGATAATGCACAGATTATAGCACTAGAAAAACAAAAAGCCACAATAATTGCACTGAAGAATGATCTAAAGTCTTTAAAAGCCGCTAAAAATGCCTCCTTAGATAAAGCAGAGTCGGGCGGCGGCAGTATGTTTGAAAGAATGGGCGATTGGTTACGTGCTAGTTCTGCTAAAGGTGCTCGCGATAAAGCTACACGATTAGATATATTAAGTAACGTAAGTAAAAATCAAACAGAAAAAGGATTTGGATCCGCTATTGGTACGATGATGAAAGACCTAGACGCACTGCCTGGTAAATTCCAGAAAGTACGCACAGGTATAGCTGGAATTGCTATTGCAGGTGCTGGTTCAGTTGGTACAGCAATATCAGGATTAAGTAGGTTTTTAGGACCAGTAGGTATAGGCTTAGGTATCTTACAGGCAGCCTTACCTTTATTCAGAAGTAATGAAGAAGATGCCGCACGTTTTGCAGGTTCATTAGATTTATTAAAAGAAAATTCAGAAAATGCTTTCCGAGTATTAGAGAGACTTAGTAAACTAGATCCATTAGCACAACTTTCTGTAGACAACATATTTGCTAAAGGGACAGCGCTTGAAAGCCTAGGCACAAGTATGTCTAAAGCGTTTACGGATATTGAAACAGAAATAAAAAATCGTAATAAAGCAGATACAATTACTAATTTTTTAGCCGGTTTAATAGGCCAAAGTTCAGAACAGTTATTATCCAAACAAATAAGTAATACTGTTGAAAGAGCCGTAAAGTTATCTGTTAATGGCTCTAATAATAAAGCAGTACAAGAACAGTTAGTAGAATTATTAAGCTTACCTGCTAATGCCAGTACAAATGCAATTAAAGAAGCTTTAAAAGACGCTAGCCCAGCCATACAACAAGCTGCAGCTAAAATTATAGAAGATTCAGGTAAAAAAGCAGTAGCTTCCGCAGGTTCTTTTAAGACCTTTAAAGACAGTTTATTGGAAAGTGGTAAAATCTATCAAGATCTAATAAATACAACAAAAAATTCTACTCCATTAACTAAATTTGCTGAAGATAGTTCTAAAAAGATTCTGGAACTAACTAAAACACTGGATAATGCAGCTCTCCCAGAAAAACTAATTACTCTTAGAGACTTATCAGGAGACATTAACTTTTTACAGTTATTTCCGCCGTCTGTAGCAAAAAATATTTTATCAACTAATTCTGAGTTAACTAATTTGAGTACACAATTAGCTGAAGTAGATTATAGACAAAATCTATATAATGATGCTTTGAATGATAATCAAAAAATTGTGGAAAAATTTGCAGGTCGCACATTATTACCTTATGACGATGCTAAAAGCCTTGAAGTTGCTAAAGCATCTATAGTTCAACTTAATGAACAGTTAAGCAAATTACAAGGTACAAAAAGCACTATTGGAGCAGGTTTAGAAAGCGCTTCGTTAAAATTTACAAATTCCATGAGGCTTGGTCTAATAGCAAATATTGATACTTTTACCCAAGGTTTAATAGATGCTACAGCAAGAGGGGCATTAGAGCTTAAGAAAGCAGCTGTAGGCGGTATATCAGATCCAAGACTAAAAGCAACTGTTCAACAAGACATTGATTTAAAAGGATTTGCTTTAGATCGTAAAATGCTAGAAGTACAATTGAGTTTAATAGAATCTAATGCTAATTTACGTTTAGCTATAATGGAAAATACGTTACAAGCAAAAATAGAAAAAGCAGGTATAACAGGTACACCAGAAGATATTGCATTTCAACTTACTTTACCAAAAAATAAAGCTTTATTTAATGATCAAATGGCTATTGATGTTTTTAAAGAAGGTAAAGGAAAAAGTACCGCTCAACTCAGAAAAGAGCTTGCAGCTGGTAATATGGGTCCTGGAGTTTTGCAAGGTATGGGAGAAGCACTTGGTACCTCACAAGCACGAGAAGCCTTAAAAGCACAAATAGCTGCTAATGATGCTAAAGTAGGTGCACGTAAGATACAGGGAAACCTTGAAGACATTGATGCTAACAAAGAAGTAATTTTAAAGAATCTTGCTAACCTACAAAGAAATATAGATCAGGAACAGTTAGCGTTTGCTGAGAAAAAAGACCAAATGAGTGACGCTGATTTTAAAGCAGCTAACCAATTATTTTTAGTTCGTAAAGCAGATGCTGAACAGGCTGCAAAAATTGTTGAGGCTAGTGCGGCGGTACAAAAAGCTCAAGAAATAACAGGAATTCTAACTACAAAAGAAAGTGAGCAAAATTTAAAGTATGCTAATGACGCTTTTGATGTTACTTCAAAACAAGCTGTAAAAGATAGAGATCTCGCAATTTCTGGAGCACAAAGAGCCGCAGACACTGCAAAAGCTGTAGAAAATAAAACTAAAGAGTTAAAAGGTGCTGACCAACTAGCAATAGAAGATGCAGCTAGTATAGATAGAATTATTGCTAAGAATAAAATAGCACAAGATGAGTTAACCCTTAAACAGCAATTATCACAAATAGATAGCGAATCTTTTAAGAAACAGATGGATGCCTTAAAAGTAAATGAAGCAAGACTAGAGCAAACCAAACAGCTGACAGCCGCAGAAGTTGCGTATAATCAGGAAATAGGAAAATTAGATCTTGCTAAAACAGAAGCAGGTGGAGTTCTTACAGGTGCAAAGCTTGAAGCCGACCAAACTGCTAGAGCAAATCTCTTAAAGAACTATAAAGACCAAAGAGACGCAATTTTATTAGTAACAGACGCACAAATTAAAAGTGCAGAAGTTCAAAGAGATACAACACTTAGGCAAGAAGCGTATACTAACTTATTTACGCAAGCATTTAAAAGTATGGAAGACGCTATTGTTAACTTTACTAAAACTGGTAAATTAAGTTTCAAAGACATGATTAGCAGTTTTCTTGAAGGTTTATTACGCTATGAAATTGAACAACAACGAATAATGTTGTTTAAAGGCGTAGGCGGAGCAAGCGGGTTAAGTACTATGCTAATGGGAGCACTAGGTTTTCGTAGTGGACCAAGTACACCTTTTGGTGGAAGCGTAGTTGGCGGTGAGTTTGGTGGTGCTGCTAATGGTGCAGTATTTGACGGTGGGCTTACTAAATTTGCAAAAGGCGGGGCCTTTACTAACTCTGTTGTAAACTCTCCAACATTGTTTAAATTTGCTAAAGGTGCTGGTTTAATGGGCGAAGCAGGGCCGGAAGCTATTATGCCTCTGCATCGCGGAACAGACGGAAGTCTAGGTGTTCGCACAGGTGGTAATAGTGGTGGAAATGTAGACGTAGTTGTTAATAACTTTGGAAGTGAAAAGGCTACTACTAGAGAAACCACTGATTCACGTGGAAATCGTAAAATAGAAGTTATTATTGGTGATATGGTTGCAAGCGAAGTGAGCCGTGTAGGTAGCCCAGTACAGCAATCAATAACAAGTAACTTTAATAATAAGCCTGCTCTAGTAAGGAGATAATTATGGCAATTCCATCTTGGGCAACTACACCGTCGCCAGCACTACCACAGGTACCTCAAAAAGGATTTACAGAGTCCGTTGGTGTGAGCATTATTCGCTCACCCATGGACGCTGGTCCAGCTAAGCAGCGACGCAGAAGTGTTGGTGTTAATACAATGGAACTTAGTTTTATAATGACAACTGCTCAAACAGTAAGTCTAGAAAATTTTATTGCTACTACCTTATCAGGAACTAAACGATTTAGTTTTCCGCATCCAAGAAAAGGCACTACTGTAGAAGTTCGCATTATTCCCAGTGGAGATAGTGAGTTCTTTAAACTACAATACTTAGCTCCAGGATACTGGAGCACGTCTTTAAAATTTGAAATACTACCATAATGAGCAGACTAAGTAGACTATCCCCCGCAGCAATTAAAGCAATGTTTTCGTCTGAAACAGATGAACAGCTTATAATGCTGCTTACAATTTACGATCCTAACGGTAGCAGCGATCCTGCAGCTGCCACTACTCCTATTAGATTATCTGACAATTACACAAAACGAATTACAACTGCAACAACTGATAACTCTGTGATAACTACTGATAATGAAGTTATTTATGGAGTTACTAGTCGCACAAAAGATTTTATATTTTTACCAATGACCCTAAATCTTCCCAACGACCAGGGTACTGGCTTGGGCGACTGCTCAATCTCACTAAACTTTGTTTCACCAGAAACAATAACACTTATTCGTGATCATTTACGCATACGAACTAAAGTATTGATTGAATTAGTAGTTTCCAGTAATATTGATAGTGTAGAAGCAACATTTACAGACTTTTATATTACATCAGCAACATATAATGCTGAAAGCGTTAATTTAAATCTAAGTATGATCAGTTATAATACTGAGCCTTTCCCTAGTTTTAATTTTACCCCCAATTATTTTCCAGGACTATTCTAATGAATTATGATAAATATATTGGATTACCATACCTTGATAATGGCAGAACTGAAGCAGGCGTTGACTGCTGGGGATTAGCTCGTGTATTCTATAAAAACGAATACGACATAGACTTACCCAGTTATGTTGATGAATATATTGGTGGCACTGATCCGTATATTGTAGAAGCAGTAAATCTTTATAAAGATAACTGGGAAGAAATCACCACACCAGATATTGGAGACTTGTGTCTTTTTAATATTTTTGGTGAGCCTATGCACGTGGGTGTATATGTTGGCGACAACAAGTTTTTACACTGCCGTCGTGGTAGCGACTCTGTTATTGAGTCATTAAATAATGTAAAGTGGAAAAACCGCTTTCAAGGATTTTATGCATATGCCCCGCAAGCACAAGTGCAAGCTGTTGGAGCACCCCACCCATTAAAACTGCGAGTTTATCGAGATTGGACTGCAGAAGGCACAACTATCAAAGATTTCGTAGAATTTGTAAAAAACAAATATACGGTCGGAACAGAATTAGTTGGCAGAATTGTAATAATGTTGGATGGAGTAGTTATTCCTAGAACAGATTGGGAAACTACTAGAGTTAAAGCTGGGCAGGAGCTATCGTACAAAACTATAGCTCAAGGTAATTCAACAACGCGTATGCTGATAATGATCGCAGCTTTTATTATTACTGGCTATACTCCTACAGGTAGCGAGTTGACTTTAGGTCAAACAGTAGGTGGCATGGTACCAGGCGTCAGCGCCGCTAATGCACAACTAGTAGGCAGTTTAATTATTAGCTCATCAGCAATGATCTTGTCTAATGTTATAGCACCAATTCGTCCGCCTACAACAAATAACCCAGGTAGTGCTAATGCCTTAAACTTATTAACAGGACAGGCAAACCAATCAAATCTATATAACTCAATCCCTGTAGTCCTAGGCAAAGTTCGTTTTTCGGGTATGCTTGGAGCTACTCCTTATGTAGAGTCCTTAACCGAAACAAATATTTTAAATACAGCTATTGTGTGGGGATTTGGCCCACTTGCAGTTGATGACATATGTATTGGCGCAAAACCAATTCTTGACTTTTATAGTGGCGAACCTACTTCTGTTGTTCGCCCTGTTACAGTACAAGGATTTGCAAAAAACTATGTTGCAGGAGGTATAGCAGATAGTTTCAACAATCTATATGGGCGAGATGTCGATCAAAAAACTGTAAATTTAGAATTAACTAATAATGCCAGTAATATTTCGGGCACTAATACCTCTACTAGTAGATGGCAACAAATCGACTTAGATCAAGTTTCTGATGCAGTTGATATTGTATTATCTTTTCCAGAAGGTATGCGTAAGATTAATACTAAAACTGGTACAGTAGGTGCTACTAGTTGTAAGCTAGAAATACAAATGCGTAAATATAGTATTGCACCTTGGCTTGAGAATGACGCTAGTTCTGCTATTGGTATTTATGACTATACATCTAGCGACGCTACTGCATACAGTCTTTTTGAATTAGTGCCTCCGTACGATCCAGATTCAGATGGCACAACACTTTACCGCTACACAACTTTTTGTTTGAGCCCTAACGGAGGAGCCGTTAGACTTGATGGAGCTGTAACAGATATACTAGGTGCTAATGCAAGTGCAGGATTACAAGCAAAATATGCACAAACTGGTTACAACTCCTTATTAGGCACGTACTCTACAAAAGGTTACTTACCAGAAATTCCTCCTGGATATTTACCACTTTATACATTTTACCAAAACACTAACGGAACTTATACCATGTGGACAAACTATATCACTGGATATAGTGGAGTAGATCGTTTAGGCTGGTCTGACGTTAGCGGTACTGAGCAAATAGGTAGTGGCGAAGATGTTACTTGGACAACTCCGGCAATTAAAACTATTAAAATTGAATCGGGTAGAGTATACTCGCTGAGCAGTGGAGCAGATCCATCCGCTTCAGAAGTAGAGATTTGGAGTACTTTAAATGCTTTATCTGCCTCAGGTGTTGTTCGTAAATCAAATGGCGGTAAGTGGGGCGACTTCTTAAAAACTTACGGTATTTGGGGAACAGCTTACTCTACTCCCGCTCCAAGTGGTTATGGCGGATCATGGGTTAAAATAATTGAAAATGTTAACTTTCCTTATGACGGATACTATACTGTAGAAGCCGCAGCTGATGACCAAGGAGAGATATTAATCGACGGAGTCCGTGCTGTCCAAGTTCCTAAATCAGGAACTGGTAATATGATTGATAGTATTAAAGGTCTTATTAAATTAAAAGCTGGTACACATAATGTTACACTAAGTGGCGTAGATAATCAATCTAATGACATGGGTATTGCGGCTAAAATTACCTACTTTGCTAACAATGGAGTAAACTTACGCGCTAGTCCAAATACAATTCTTACCTTTGGTGAAGGTGCTTGGTTTGAGAAACGTAAAGATGCCTTTAACTGGGTACACTCTGTTGAGAACTTAGAGCGTGCTAAATGGCAGATACGTGTTCGCCGTACAAACTCAGATGAAACCGAAGATGAAGTTGATCAGAAAAAGTTTCACAAAGCAGTATTAAGCAATGTAGTTGGATACGATAACCAACAGCAACCAATGTTAAACCCGCCCGGATGTTATTTGGCAAAAACTGCTGTTCGTGTTCAAAGCACTAATAAGATAAATGGTCAGATTGATGGTATCAATGCTTTAGTACAAACTATTACCTGGGACTATGATAGAACCGCAGGTACATGGGAAAACTTACGTGCTACCAACAACCCTGCTAGTTTATTTGCTTATGTACTTATGCATCCAGCAAATGCTTTCAGGATAACTCCCTCGAATATAGACTTAGTTAGTCTAACTGCATGGCACAACTTCTGTAATCCTATTCCTCAAATAGTAAATACTCCTAATGTAGAAAAAGGCAAGTATTATACTATTGAAAGTTTGGGTACAACTTCACAAGCATCTTGGAATACTCTTGCAGGTACTAGTGGTCTTGTGTATGCAATAGGTGATGGATTTGAAGCAAAAGTTATTGGTGGAGCATCAGGTAATGGTACTGCAAAGTACTGTCCTAAATTTACTTATAACGGAGTTGTAAGTAATACTCAAAGTGTAATGGATACTTTACGAGATATCTGTGCAGCTGGTAAAGCCAGTCCAACATATATTGATGGTAAATGGGGTGTGATTATTGATACTCCTCGCTCGCATACAGTTCAGCACTTTACTGAACATAATAGTTGGGGCTTTGAGTCAACAAAAATATTGCCTGTTTTACCACACGCTTTCCGTGTTAACATCAACGATGAAAGTAACTCTTACCAAGCCCGTGAAATTGTTGTGTATAATTACGGATATGGACCTATAGCTAGCGGAAACACAAAAGGTGCGGAGTTGTTTGAACAACTAAATTTACCTGGTGTAACCAATGAAGATCAAGCTATTCGTTTAGCTAGATGGCATTTTGCGCAACTTAAATTACGCCCAGAAACTTACACACTTAATGTAGATTTTGAACACTTGGTGTGTACTCGTGGCGATAAAGTAAAAGTTAGTCACAGTGTTCCACAATGGGGAGTTGGTAATGGGCGTTTGGGTTCTGGTGTTGGAGACAGTATTACTGGTACTACACTGATTTTACGCGAACCAATACCTTTAACTTCTGGCACTTCATATACAATATTGATTCGTACTAATGGTTTAACAAATACTACGGGTAGTGGTAGTGTACTAAGAACTTTTACGCACAGTGGAACAACTGGATATACAACCTCAATTACAGTTCCAAATATAGCTTTAAATGATGGTGTAGAGTCTGATAACTTATTTATGATAGGTTTAAGTACTACTACAACACAAGAATGTATTGTTACAGGAATTGAGCCAAGCGGTAATTATAGTGCTAGATTAACGTTAGTTGATTATTCACCAGATATTTATACTATGGATTTAAGTAGTTTACTTACTTATAACCCTAGTATAACTACTACTAATATTCCGTTAATAAAGAATACTATTACTAAATCACCTATTATTAATAATGTAACAAGTGATAGCGTACAGAGTAATCAAATTGCATCAGGAAGTTATCAAAATAGAGCTATTGTTTCTTTTACAAATCCAAAAGATTTGCCTGCAATAGCTACTCGTGTACAGTTTGATATTATTGAAGGAAGCGTCCCTACTTTCGACTCTAATCCAGGTGAAACACATATTGTTAACAAAGAGACTAGTAGTTATACTTTTGATGGATTAGTTTCCGGATTAAAGTATAAAATACGTGCAAGATATTTAGGTAACACTAATGAAATTGCAGGACCTTGGTCTATAGATTATGCTTTTACCAATGATGGTAAAAATAAAAACTTTAATATACCTCCACAATTAGTAGTAGATTTAGAAACTACTTATATTGTTTTAGATCCAATTACTGTAGAAGACCAACCAAAAGACTTTAAAGCTTATGCTTATAAGCTTTATAGAGATAACGGAACTGCAGACCTATGGGACACAGAACCAGTCATTCCAGAAGTACAAAGTCAAGGACAAGGTAGATTAAATTTACTAGACGTACCTTTGACTGTTTCTGGAACAGCAACTCCAAGAATTACTGAAGCTGGTATTAATTATCGAATAGCTTGTAGAATATTGGATAAAACTAATAACTACAGTGAAACAAGTTCATATGCCTCTATACTTGTTAGAAACATTGTTTAAAGGAGTAATATGTCAGCAACATTATCTGCAGGCGTAAGTTCATTAATATTAAAGTTAGATACCCCTTATGATCGCGTGCGTAATACAGATGCGCGCGACGATCTAGAAAAAGTACGAGTTTGGTGTTCTACTACTCCTAATTTTGTTCCTTCAGATTCTAATAAAGTATTCGATGCTTTAAGTTTATCTATAGTTATAGCAAAAATAACCATAGACGGTACTACATTTACTTCACTAGTACCTGGTACAACATATTATCTTAAATATGCTTTTATTAGTGCTATTGATGATGTTAGTACTACAGCATATACTATTTCTAGTGAATTAAGTGCTACTCCCATAGTAGCCTCAGCCCAAACTGTTGATATTTCCGGATTTACTGCATTTAGCAAAACAGGTACTACTTTTACGCCAGCAACAGCAACATTAACAGCTGTACTTAATGGAATTACTACTCCACAATATGCCTGGACAATTACTGGCGGAACACTATCTGCAACAAATACTGCAGCAGTCCAGGTAACACCTGCTGCCGACGCTACATCTATATCTGTTACATTAAGTGTAACAGGTGTAGGTTTAACTACGCCTATTACTAAAACAATAGTAATGGCTATTGTAAATAGCGGTACTGCTGCACAAACAATTGATATTTCAGGCTACAGCGCTTTTGTAAAAAATGTTTTAGGTACAGCACTTACTCCACCAAATGCAACATTAACTGCAGTAACAAACGGCATACTTAGTCCACAATATACCTGGACAATTACAGGAGGAACCTTATCTTCTAGTAATACTGTGTCTACAACAGTAACACCTAGCTTAAGTGCAACTTCTGTATCTGTTACACTAAGCGTAACAGGTACGGGATTAACTACGCCTATTACTAAAACAATTGTTATGGTAGTTGCTAGTAGCGGCATTACAGGTAATTCTGTGTATGTAGCTACTATATATAAGCAAAGTGCAACTGACCCTAATCCTCCAACTGCCACAACTAGCTCATATAATTTTAGTACTAATGTACTAACTGGGCCAGGCGATGGTTGGTTAACTATTCAGCCCGCTACAACTACTACTCCTACTTGGGCTTGTGACTATACTTTTGTAGGTGCTCCTACAGCTACAGTTACGGGTGTAGGTAATTGGGGACCTACATACATTGAAGCAGTTAATGGTGCGAATGGCGAATATCGCGATGTTATAGAGTTATACTTAGCTGCAGACCAGGCCCCAACTAAACCAAATTCTGTTGCTTATACTTTTTCTGGAAATACTGCAGTTGTAACTGGCGGAACTGCTGGTTGGAGCCTTACTCAACCAGCTACAACTACTATACCTACATATATAACAAAAAGTTTAGCAACTACTACTACTCCTACTCTACCTGTAACTTTAACAACTTGGACAACTCCATTAATTGTTGCACAAAACGGCGGTAAAGGAGATACAGGTATTAGCATCGCCTCGGTTACCAATTACTATCTAGCTTCTGCTAGTGCATCTGGCGTTACTACAGCAACAGCGGGGTGGACAACAACTGTAGCAACCACAAACGCTACACTAAAATATCTATGGAACTATGAAGTTATAGGCTATAGCTCTGGATCCCCAACAAGCTCAGTTCCTGCAATAATTGGAATGTTCTCTGTAGATGGTGTAGGTATTAGTTCTGTTGTTGAGTATTTTGCAGTTAGTAGTAGTAATACTGTAGAACCCACAGTATGGGTAACTACCCCGCCTCTTACCAGTACAATCAATAAGTATCTATGGAACTATGAAACCGTTACATACACCAACGGCACTACTACTAGCACTGCTAAACGAATTATTGGAACACACGGGGATACTGGAAGCAGTATTGAAGTCCAGTACTCAGAAGACGGCAGTACTGGATGGTCTGCAACTCCTACCAATCTTAGTAAATGGATCAGAATTAATACTATTACAAATGGTGTTACTACAGAAGGTGTTGCTAAAAAATATATTCCTACACTAGGTGTTGAGTATACTGTTGTCGACGGTAAGACAACTTATGTACATATTAAATATAGTAACGATGCAGGAACTACCTTTACTACTAGTAATGGTGAAGACCCTGGAGAATATATAGGTATTCTTACCAATTTTACAGCCACAGATTCTAATACCCCCGGCGATTATACTTGGTCAAGAATCAAAGGTCAGCCAGGTATAAATGGTACTGGTCTACAAGTTGAATACTCTCCTAATGGTACTACCGGATGGGTTTCTACCCCTACTGTGGCTAGTAAGTATATTAGAGTTAATACAGTAGCTGCTAATGGTACTATAACATATGGTATTGCTCAAAAGTATATACCAGAAGTAGGAATAGATTATACTGTAACTAACGGGCAAACTAGTTATTTACATATTAAATACAGTAACAATGGCGGAGTTACTTTTACCGGACTTAATGGAGAAACTACTGGCGACTACATTGGTACACTAACCGATTTTAACGCTGTAGACTCAAGCACCCCTGGAGACTATACCTGGGCTAAGATAAAGGGTGAGTCAGGTACTGGAACAGCAGGTGCTTCTAATCACCGTGCTTATAAGGCTTTTACTACTACATCTCCACCAACAGCACCACCAGATCCTACTACTAGTGGGGCAACACCTGCTACTTGGTCTGCAATCCCTGTTGCTATAGCAGTAGGACAGGCACAGTATCAAACTGATGGAGTAACTCCTGCAGGCAGTACAACTACTACTTGGAATACTCCATATTTAAGTTATTTTAAAGTAGCTAATTTGGAAGCAATTACTGCAAGCACAGGTAACTTAAATGTTACTGGTACTATTACAGTTGATAATGATGCCACTGGTAGCGTAGTGATTGATAATGGTAGTATACGAATCTATAACGGAACTGCTTTACGAGTTAAACTAGGAAGATTATAATGCCAGTTTATGGTTTACAAACATTTAAAAGCGATGGTACTACTGTAGTCCTACAAAACTCCACTAAAAGTGGAGTTTTCGGAACATCATATAGTTTAGCTAAAAGTGGTACTGCTGGATTACAAACAGTTGTAGAATTTCCAGAGTATACAGGTAGGAGTATTAGACCTATGCAACTTAGACCTGGTGGACACACTTGGTATGTTGGAGTAGTTAACAATATTCCCCGAATAACTTTTACAGAGAATTCAGCAATTGGTGTTACCAGCGCTAGTTTTTACTATGAAGATACAGTTCTATATATTTTTGTTAAATAAGGATACCCATGACCTACGGTCTACGAATAATAAACGATGATAGCGAGCTGTTGATTGATAGTGAATATCTTAATCCTACGTTTGTACAAAAATTAGAGTTTGATACAACTGCTACACTTGTAGAAGCCGCAAGTGGATTTATACATCCAGGATACATTAGAAGAGAATATAAAACTACAAATACTGTATCGATGGGTGTAGCTGGAATGGCCTATGTAGTAATGTGGACTTTGCCAGATAATGGTGCTAACGACATTTATTATAACTTTGATAGTTCTGTAGCATATTTAACTGAAAAACTTACTTGCTATGTCTATGCTAACTCTACTGGTGCTGCATTAACTTATACGCTACCTACTGCGTATGTTTTTGCAGTAACTGCCGCGGGTATTAATAGTTTAACATCAACAGGCCATGCACTGCGTATGTATAACAGTGCTGGACAAAAAACTTTTGACAGTAATTTTGTACAACTAGCGCCTTATAGTATTAGTGATACATTTGCATTTTCTGTATCAGGAGCAAATGTAAATAATTATGGAACTACTCCAGTTTCTATTAGTTTATCAGTACCTAGTAATCCGATATTTATGTTACCGGATTTTCATGCATTAAGAGTAAATAAAGGCCCTACAAATAGTATTGCCCATCAAGAATATTTGTACGAACCTGCTTTTAAAAGAGTAGGTAGTACACTATATAGTAGGTTGTATGTTGTAGATTACTACAACGAAGACTATGCTTGGCCCTTAACCCAAACAACTTTTACTAGTGGTAATAATAATCAATTATCTATTATAGTAGCAGATGCTAATTTATATGAAGCTGTATCTGCTGGCGGAGGTGGGGGCGGTTCTAATCCAACTTACACACTTTCTTCAGACTATAGTTCAAGAAATGAAGGAACTACGGTAGTAGTTACTTTAAATACCACCTTAGTAGCTAATTATACAGAATTTTTCTACACTGTTACTGGGATTTCAGCAGCTGATTTAAGTGCTGGAGGCATAACTGGTAAATTTGTAATTGTTAATAATACAGCTAGTGCTAGTTTTACGTTTGCAAACGACTTATCAACAGGAGAAGGTACTGAAACATTTCTTTTAACACTTGACGGTTTAACTCAATCTGTAGGCGTTGTAGTCAACGACACTAGTAAAGCGGGAGTATATAGTTGGAGTACTCCTGGAAATGTTAACGAAGGTGCAACAGGATACACTACTTTTAATGCTACAAATGCTAATGGTAAAACCGTAACTTTTGGTGTAGTTGCCCCACTAGCAGGCGTAACTATTTCTGGATCAAGTGATGGAGCACTACTAACAGGTAGTTGGACAGTTAGTGGAGATGCTGCTACTTCTATAAATGTACAGTATTCTGCAGTAGCAGACGCATCAACTGAAGGCCCTGAAGCTTTTAGGCTTGTGGCAACAGTAGACGGAGTCACTTATACTAGTGACGATATTATTGTAAATGATACTAGTAAAACTATTGGATACTCACTTTCAGCTGCTGATAATTGGAATGAATCTAATTCTTATTCTGTAACTGTTAGTGCAAATAACGTTAATGGCACAACACTATATTTAACTACAGATAATGCCTTAGTAGTACCAAGTTCAAGTACAGTAACAGTAAACTCAGATAGTTTTACAAACAACGTTACTTTTACAACAGGAATAGCTACAGCAAGTGCCAGTGTAAGAATAAGTCTTAGAACTGGAAGTACGGCCGGAACCGAAGTAGCTTTTAAAACCATTACTTTAGTTAATGTTACGCCCTCATATAGTTTTGGTACAACATCAGCCTTTAGTGAAGGTGCAAGTGGTTCTGTACAATTTAATTATAGTTATGCAGCTAATACAGCAATAACATTTGAAATAACTGCGCCCAGTAGTGGAGCAAGCGGGGCATCAGACGCTACTTTAAATACTACTACTCATAGTGTAGGAGCAACAAACAATGCCGGAAGTGTAAGTGTAACATACTCAGCAGCGGCGGATGTTTTCACAGAAGGCCCAGAATATTTTAGAATAAATGCAAAGGTAGCTGGATCTGTTGTTGCAACAAGCGGAGACATTACTATTAATGATACTTCTACCACCCCTACACCAACCTATAGCCTTACTAGATCTGTTGCAAGTGTTAATGAGCCAGGAAGCTTTTCAATTACTTTTGCTACAAATCAAACAGGCAGTTTTAATTATACTATAAGTGGAGTTAATTCTGCAGATATTGCTGGAGCTAGTTTATATGGTTCAGTTAGTAATGGTAGCGTACTAAATTATAGTGTAACTGCTGATGCAGCCACAGAAGGCACAGAAACTTTTACTATTGCTTTAGACAACGGTCAAGCTTCTACAAGCGTAACTATTAATGATACTTCATTATATCCTGGTTATGGTACACTTGTAAATGCTTATTGTCTTAGTTATAGCTCGCCTTTTACATATAGACAAGTTTATAACGACGGCTATGGTGGTACATACAATGTAGATACTGTTAACAGTGCTACCTGTGGTTATGTTGTAACTTATTCACTTGTACGATCTGCTTCAAGCGTAAGTGAGGGAGGTAGTTTTACTATTACCTTAAACACCAATCAAGCTGGAGGTTTTGGTTATACTATCACCGGAGTTAACTCCGCAGATCTTAGTGGAGCTAGCCTTACTGGTACACTGTATAATGGTGATGTGCTTTCATATAGTGTAGCAGCTGATGCAGCCACAGAAGGCACAGAAACTTTTACCATTACTTTAAATAATCAAGCAGCTACTACTTCAGTAACTATTTCTGATACTTCAGTATATCCTGCCTATGGTACTCTTGTAAGTGCTTCTTGTCTTACTTATAGCTCGCCTTATACGTACCGACAAGTTTATAATAATGGTAGTGGCGGTACATACAATGTAGATACTAATAATAGTACTACTTGTGGCTATGTAGCACCTACTCCCTACGGTACTTATTTAAGCTATTATTGTGCTGGTGGAAATGGATATAGCTTATATTATCGTTACGCTGATGGCAATTATAGTTATTATGATGTATTACAAGCTAATAATAGTGCTACTTGTGGTTATGTAGCACCAGCATATAGCATAGGCAATACTTGGACTACTTTAGGAAATGGTGCTGGACCAAACTTTTATTTCTATGCCACAAACGCAAATGGTACATACGTTACTGTTAGTGCAAGTGGACCAGGAGCTAGTCGCGTTACTATAAGCCCCACTACTTTTACAGTTAGTGGAAGTAGTTTTCTTACGTATATTCAAGTAACTGCAAGCCTTCCCAGTAGCGCAACTCCAGCACAAAGTTGCACAATTAGTTTAAGTACTGGACAGTCATTTACTTTTACAATAGCTGAAGTTACAGCTCAGATACCATGGGTAACTTCTGTGGTAGATACTATGTATAACGACATTTACTATAATGGAGAAACAATCACCTACGCAATTAATATGAGTAGTTCAATAACTCCAACTACTATAGTACGTGTTGCTGTCTGGATAAATGTTTTAGCAAATGGTACGGGTGGTCAAGAATCAGGATACAATGATTTTACAGGTGGACAACCTATTAGTGGCATTAATGGTTTCTTCCCACTTGGTACTTTAGATGGATATTATACTACAAATCCAAATGCTGGATATAATTTTAGAGTAATGGTTAAGGCTAGAACAATTAGTCCTGGTAATGTTCAGTCAACTTATGTTAATGGTACTGTACGTCGGCTAAGCTCCAATCCGCCTCCATAAACCTAAACTTTCGCAAAAACTATACCCTGTCCATTCTTTGGGCAGGGTATTTTTTTGCATTGACAACTCTGCGCCCTTGTGGTATAATATACCAAAATGTCAGAACATTCCAATATTTTTTCTTGACAAGCTTTTAACTAGATCTAAAAGGCGTCTCAGCCGTTTGGATTATAATTAAATATTAAACACCTGCTAATAAGGAGATCTGATTATGGTGGAGATAGATAACCACAGTTTCATACAGACCGTTTCACTAGTTGCGTTAGCAGTTGTTGCTTTCTCAGTTGGAATTCAGAAGTTGCTAAAAGACTGGAAAAGTACTAATGCTGAAACTAGCGTTATTACATTAATGCATACAGAGCTAGAGCGTATGAGTGAACAAAACGGCTTACTAGCAACCGAATTAAATCGCTTACAGCAAGAAATGATTTTATTAAATTCACAACTAGCACAGTTGTGCATTGAAAATCAGCAACTACAAACAGAAGTTGTTGCACTAACCGAAGAAGTTAATAAGTTTAGAATATCGGCTACGCTTGCAGCAGCAAAGAAAGTAAGGTAATATAATGGAACCAGCAAAGATTAATTATAAAATTTACCAAGGCAGTACTTTTGAAGAGACTCTTCGCTGGGAGTCAGAAACAAAACAATATATGCCTATTTCAGGTATTACTACTGCAGCTCCTTGCGTAATTACTACTAGCGGTACTCACACAGTGCCTGTAAATTGGCGAATACGAGTTACTGGTGTTACAGGTATGAAAGATATTAATACCGTTGCAGACGATGCATATTATCTAGTAACTAGCAAAACTTCTAACTCACTAACCCTAAACCAGGTAAATTCAGCATCATACGGAGCCTACACTAGCGGAGGTATCGTATCTTGGAACACCCCAATACCCTTAGCTGGATATACTGCACTAATGCAGATCAGAGAAACTATAGAGTCAACAACAGTTCTTGCCGAACTATCCACAGCCAATAGTCGGATTATAATTGATCCAGTAAATTTTACTATTGCAATAAAATTATCAGCAGCAGTTACAGGTGCTTTTAATTTTGACTCAGCAGTTTATTCCATGGAATTAACAGATAATCAAGGAACCGTGTACCCTTTCTTAAGCGGAAGTATTAGCTTAACCAAGGAGGTTACACGATGACAACAGAAATAATCATAACCGAAGTTAATAACGCGGTTGTAATTGAGCGCAAAGAACCAGCAGTTGTTTCTTCGCAATCACAAACTAAAGTAGTTGTAGGAGGCATGATTGGCCCCCACGTTACAACTTTAAACGGTTTATCAGATTTAGATATAACCAACTTAGCTGGCGGAAGCTTATTAGTTTATAATGCCGGAAATCAAAAATGGACTGCAACAACTCAGCTTAATCAGCAATCGGTCGATGCTGGTCAGTTTTAAAGGAATATAATTATGGCTTCTATTTTACGAATTAAACGCAGTGAAACCAGCGGTAACCCCGCGGTACTTGCAGCAGGTGAACTTGCATATTCGGCCCTACTAGATAATGGCTCAAATGGTGGGGATCGCCTATACATTGGTATGGGCACTGAAACTGCAGATAATGCTGTAAACCACATTATTATTGGTGGTAAGCGTTACACCGATATGGTTGACGCAGCTACTAGTGTTGGCACAAACAATACTATTGTTAAGCGTAACGGCTCAAATACTGCTTATTTAAACATTATTGGTAATGTTACCGGTAGTGTTACTGGTGGTATCAGCGGAGATGTTACCGGCAACGTAATTGGTAATGTAACAGGTAATGTAACAAGTACGGGTGCAAGCTCATTTACTAATGCAACGGTTACGGGCGGAAGTATTAACGGTACTGCTATTGGCGCAACAACAGCGTCTACAGTTACTGGTACTACAGTTACTGCTACTACAGGATTTGTAGGAAATGTGACTGGTAATATAACTGGCGATATATTTGCTAGTAACGGAACTAGTAAAATTTTAGATAATGGTACTGACGGTACTAATGCGGTATTTACAGGTGCTTTAACAGGTAACGTAACTGGAAATGTTACTGGTAACGTAACTGGTAACCTTACAGGTAATGTAACAGGTAATGCAGACACTGCAACCAGTTGGTTAAATAGTCGTAATCTTAGCTTAACTGGTGATGCTACTGCTACTCTTGCAAGTGTTAATGGAGCAGCAAATGTTTCAGCGGCACTTACATTGGCAACTGTTAATAGTAATGTTGGTAGTTTTGGTTCTGCAACAGCAATCCCAGTAGTTACAGTTAATGCAAAAGGATTAGTAACTGCAGTAAGCACAGCTAATATTGCTACAACACTTAGTGTTGCTGGATCAACAGGAGCAGCAGGTAGTATAAGTTTATTAACAGATACTTTAAACTTTACTACTGGATCAGGTTTAAAAACTACTTTTAATGATGCAACAAATTCTGTGCTAATTGAAATGGACGGTGCTGCACAACTTAGCGCACTTACATTAACTGGTGCTTTATCTGCAAATGCACTTACAATTACCACTACTCTTAATGCTGGTAATACAACAGTTAATGACATTGCTGTTAATGGTAACGCAATTGTTACTGGTAACTTGACAGTTAATGGTACAATGACTACTGTAAGTTCTACAACAGTTACAATTGCTGATAAAAACTTACAACTAGCACCTGCTGCAGATACAGCAATTTTAAATGATGGTGGTGGATTAACATTAGGTACTACTCTAGGCGGATTTACAGCACCAACCTTAACATATTCAGCTATTGACAATCGTTGGAACTTAAATAAAGATCTTACGGTAGCCAATGTTTATGGTGCTTTAGTTGGTAATGCTTCAACAGCTACGACCTGGGCAACTGCTCGTAACCTTAGTTTAACTGGAGATGCCTCTGGAACTATTTCCAGCGTAGATGGATCAGCAAACGTATCTGGAGCACTTACATTAGCAACTGTAAACAGTAACGTTGGAAGTTATGGAAATTCAATAACAGTTCCTAACTTTACAGTTAATGCAAAAGGTTTAGTAACTGCTGCCGGTAGTACAGCAATTCCATTCGCAACTACTAGCGTAAAAGGTCTAGCAAGTTTTGATTCTACTCAATTTTCGATTACTTCAGGCGCAGTTACTTTAGCACAAATTGACGGTGGATCGTTTTAATTAAGGGGAACTTCTATAAGTTCCCCATCCTTTTTAGGGCTAACTATGGCAACAAATAAGATTATTCTTAAGAAATCTGCGGTAACAGGGAAAGTACCCTTAACCACAGATCTCGAGTATGGCGAGTTAGCCGTTAATTACACAGATGGCAAAATTTATTTTAAATCGTCTACAAACCAAATAAAATATTTTAAAGACATACTTAGGCTTGACGATTTATTAGACGTAAACATTGTAAATCCAGTAGTAGGACAATCACTACAGTATACTGGTACTGAATGGATTAATAGTAATAATAGCGGAAATATTCCGTTTAATGCAACTACAAGACAATATATAGCAGACGGAGTAAATGTTACTTTTGCAATTAGCAGTGGTCTAGGTGCTAGTAATATTTTAGTTTTTATGGGCGGAATCGCCCAATCTACTAGTGATTACGCAGTATTAAATAGTAATGTAATATTTAATACTGCTCCTCCAGTAGGACTACAAGTAGTAATTAGAGAAATATCTGGCTATGGAGAGGTAGGACCAACAGGTGCTGCTTCTACTGTTGTAGGACCTACAGGCCCTACAGGTGCTCAGGGTATTCAAGGTGCTGCATCAACAGTAGCAGGCCCAACAGGTATTCAAGGAATACAAGGTATTCAAGGAGTTACAGGTCCAACAGGTTCACAAGGTATTCAAGGAATACAAGGTATACAGGGCGTTACAGGACCTACAGGTGCACAGGGTATTCAAGGCGGTACAGGTCCAACAGGTACTCAAGGTATTCAAGGAATACAAGGAATACAAGGAATACAAGGAATACAGGGTGTCACAGGTCCAACAGGAGCCCAAGGAATTCAAGGTATTGTAGGGCCAACAGGTATTCAGGGTGATCAAGGAATACAAGGTATTGTAGGTCCAACAGGTACTCAAGGTATACAAGGAATTCAAGGAATTCAAGGTGTTACAGGCCCAACAGGAGCTCAAGGAATTCAAGGAATTCAAGGGCCAACAGGTATTCAAGGTATTCAGGGTGTTACAGGTCCAACAGGTATTCAAGGTCCGCAAGGTGTTCAAGGACCAACAGGAACTGCATCAACAGTAGCAGGTCCTACGGGAGCTCAAGGTCCAACAGGTTCAGAAGGAACAGGGTTTCCTTTTTCCATAGGTATTAAAAGATTTATTGGTAACGGTACTACAACAGCTTATACTATTGATAGTGGTTTTACTATCAATAATCTTATGGTTGCTGTAAACGGCATTTTATTTGACCCAACTGTAGAATACACACTTTCCGGAACTACACTTTCATTTGCTACAGCCCCTGCTAATAATTCTGAAATTATTATAAGACAGATGCGTGGAGACGGAGCTCAAGGTCCCACAGGTATTCAAGGTCCAACAGGTGTAGGTCCAACAGGTGCTCAAGGTATACAAGGTATACAAGGTATAACAGGCCCAACAGGTATTCAAGGTGTCACAGGACCAACTGGTGCTACAGGTCTTGGATTTGTAATAGCAAAAATATACGCTAGTGTTGCTGCTTTAATAGCCGATACTGCACCAACCGGAATTATTGCAGGTCAGTTTGCAATTATTGATACAGGTAATGTAGAGAATCCAGACGATTCAAAACTGTATTTATGGAATGGCACAACATATACATACACAACAGACCTTAGCGGCGCTAGTGGACTACAAGGTCCTCAAGGTCCAACAGGTGCACAAGGTATTCAAGGAGCTGCATCAACAGTAGCAGGACCTACTGGTTCTCAAGGTATTCAAGGTATTACAGGTCCAACAGGTGCTCAAGGTATTGTAGGTCTAACAGGTATTCAAGGAATACAAGGTGTTACAGGACCAACTGGTGCACAAGGAATACAAGGTGTTACAGGTCCAACAGGTACTGAAGGTATTCAAGGTATTCAGGGTGTTACAGGTCCAACAGGTGCCCAAGGAATCCAAGGAATCCAAGGAATCCAAGGTGTTACAGGCCCAACAGGTGCACAAGGAATACAAGGTGTTGTAGGTCCAACAGGTATACAAGGTATTCAGGGAATACAAGGTATTCAGGGAATACAAGGTGTTACAGGACCAACTGGTGCTCAAGGAGCTACAGGAGCTGACTCAACAGTAGCAGGCCCTACTGGCTCACAAGGTATTCAAGGTATTACAGGCCCAACAGGAGCTCAAGGCAATCAAGGGCCTACGGGAGCAGCATCAACAGTAGCAGGACCAACAGGTGCTACAGGATCAACAGGCTTACAAGGTATTGTAGGACCTACAGGGTCACAAGGTATTCAGGGTATTCAGGGCCCCCAAGGTATTCAAGGACCTATAGGTAACGGATTCCCTTTTATAATTACTACTAAAACCTATACAGGAGACAGCAGTACTACTAATTTTACTATTGATAGCGGATATACTGTTGACAGTATAATAGTTATCTCTAATGGTTTAGTATTAAAACCAACAACAGATTATACGCTAAGCGGAACAACATTAACGTTTACAACAGCACCCTTTATTGGTGAAGAAATTGTTGTTAGACAAATGATTGGTGATGGCCCAACAGGCCCAACAGGCCCCTCAATTGATTTAACTAACGTTGTTGGCCATATTATTCCGTCACAGGATGGTGTACAAGATCTAGGCTCTTCCACTAAACGTTGGAGAACAGGTTATTTTACAGCAAATACCATAGATTTAGGCGGTACGCCTATTAGTGTTGCTAATGGATTTTTATCTGTTGGTGGTACAAGTATTGGTTATGGCGCTACAGGTCCTACAGGTCCTACAGGTGCTCAAGGTATTCAAGGTGCTGTAGGAGCTGACTCAACAGTAGCAGGTCCTACAGGTCCTCAAGGTACTCAAGGTACTCAAGGTACTCAAGGTACTCAGGGTGCTCAAGGTATACAAGGTATTGCAGGAGCAATAGGTCCTACAGGCAATCAAGGTATTGCAGGAACAACAGGACCAACAGGACCAACAGGACCAACAGGTATTCAAGGTACGCAAGGTAATACAGGAGCAACAGGCCCTACAGGTAGTACAGGTCTTGGTTTTGCAATTGCAAAAATCTATGCTAGTGTTGCCGCATTAACTGCAGACACAGCTCCTACAGGAATTGTGGCAGGTCAGTTTGCAATTATTGATACAGGAAGCGTTAACGACATAGATAATGCTAAGCTGTACCTTTGGAGTGGTTCAACATACACGTATACTACTGATTTAAGCGGTGCAAGCGGCATTCAAGGTCCCCAAGGTATACAAGGTTCACAAGGTATTCAAGGACCTACAGGCGCTGACTCAACAGTTGCAGGACCTACTGGCTCGCAAGGTATTGCAGGACCTACTGGCTCGCAAGGTATTGCAGGACCTACTGGCTCACAAGGTATACAAGGTATCCAAGGTGCACAGGGCGATCAAGGTATCACGGGTCCCACAGGTGCTCAAGGTATACAAGGTATTGCAGGTCCTACAGGATCACAAGGTGTTCAAGGTCCTACTGGTTCACAAGGTATTGCAGGACCTACTGGTTCACAAGGTATTGCAGGACCTACTGGTTCACAAGGTACTACAGGCCCAACAGGTGCCCAAGGATTAGTAGGTTCTCAAGGTATTCAAGGTATTACAGGCCCAACAGGTGTACAAGGTATTGCAGGGCCTACAGGCGCTCAAGGTCTTATAGGCCCAACAGGTGCTCAAGGTGCAAACGGTTTAGATTCAACAGTTGCAGGCCCAACAGGCCCTCCAGGCCCTCCTGGTACAGGTGGCAGTGGCGAAGGTAGTGTGGGACCTACAGGAGCTACAGGTTTAACGGGTCCAACAGGTGCTCAAGGTATTGTAGGTCCAACAGGTGTTCAAGGTACTACAGGTACTACAGGTCCTACAGGTCCTACAGGATCACAAGGTGTTCAAGGTCCTACAGGTACTCAAGGTATTGTAGGACCAACAGGTGCTCAAGGTATTGTAGGTCCAACAGGTACTCAAGGATCCACAGGACCTACAGGTGTTACAGGTGCTCAAGGACCCACAGGTGCTACAGGAGTAGGTACTACAGGTCCTACAGGGCCAGCAGGTTCAGCAACACTTTCACCAGCAACTACTACAGCTTTAGGCGGTATTAAAGTTGGCAGTAATTTAACAATAACTGAAGACGGTACACTAAATGCACTAGCTGGTGGTGGTGGTGGTTTATCCGACGCATTTAGCACTTTAGCAGTTAATGGGCAAACAAGTTTAGTAGCAACAGGACAATCAACGTTACAAATTGTTGCAGGACCTGGTATTATAATTAATACTAATAATGCAATAAGTCCAAAAAGTTTAACACTAACAAGTACACTTCAAGGAATCAATTTAGATGGCGGACGCCCTGATTCTGTTTATGGTGGTTTACCCTTAATTGATGGGGGAGGAGTAATTTAATGGCAATTCACGTTCAACTAAGACGCGGCACCGCGGCACAATGGGCTAGTATTAATCCTATTCTTGTAGAAGGTGAACTTTGCGTAGAATTAGACACAGAAAAGTTTAAGATTGGTAACGGAGTATCCGCTTGGAACTCCTTACCTTACTCTTCAGGACCAACAGGTCCAACAGGAGCGCAAGGTGTACAAGGTAATGATGGTAACTTTGGCGGTGCATCATTTGACTTCACATTTGATACTAGTGTAGCAAATAGTGATCCTGGACCGGGAAAATTAAAGTTCAATAACGCATCCCTCAATCTTGCAACAATAATGCGGATTGATGATCTAGATGATACTTCATCGGATATTCAAGAGTATCTAAGAGGAATTAATAATTCTTCTGCTGCTATAAAAGGTCACTTTAGACTTTCTAAGAAGTCTAATCTTTCAGTATTTGGATTATTTACAATAACTTCAATTTCCGAAGAGCTAGGTTTTTTCAATATAGCTTGTTCCTTTGTTAGTGGAAGTAGCAATACTCCTTTTGTAAATTCTGAAGATATACTTATTACTTTTGCTAGAACAGGTATTCAAGGTGCACAGGGTGCACAAGGAGCTCAAGGTATTCAAGGAGCTCAAGGTATTCAAGGACCTCAAGGACCTATAGGCCTACAAGGTCCTCAGGGTGTTCAAGGCCTAAAAGGCGACCAAGGTATCCAAGGACCTATAGGTAACGGATTCCCTTTTATAATTACTACTAAAACTTATACGGGAAACGGTACTACAAGTACATTTCCTATATCTGCAAATCTAGGGGTTAATAATTTATTAGTAATTGTTAATGGTGTAATATTAAGACCAACAACAGACTATGCAGTTTTTAATAATAATTTAGCATTTACAACAGCTCCTGCTAATACAAGTGAAATTGTAATTAGAGAAATGATTGGCGATGGTCCTACAGGCCCTCAAGGTGCTGCGTCAATAGTACCAGGACCCCCAGGTGCTGATGGTACTCAAGGTCCTACAGGAGCTCAGGGTCTTCAAGGTCCTACAGGAGCTGCATCAACAATAGCAGGCCCTACAGGATCACAAGGTACACAAGGGCCAACAGGTCCTCAAGGTGTTGCAGGTACACAAGGACTACAAGGTATTCAAGGACCAACGGGCCCAATAGGTACTACTCCTTATAGTATGGTAACAGAAGCTTTTACGGCAAATGGAAGTACAAATACTTTTACAATTAATACTGGGCTAACTGTTAATACTATTTTTGTGTTAGTTAATGGTGTAGTATTAAGACCTACTACTGATTATACCGTTTCCGGAACTACTTTAACAATTACTTCTCCGACACTAAATAGTGGAGCTCAAATAATTGTCCGAGAGCTATTAGGTGACACTGCCACTGCTCAACAACAAGCACAGATTGCTGCAGACGTATCAACCGTCTATTCAATAGCGTTAGGATAAAAAAATATGGCAACAATATTTATAAATGCAATATCAAGCAGTGTAGGCACTACTGAAGTAATTAGCTTTACCGCTACCGATAAATCGATGATTATTGGAGGTAACATAACCAATCTTTTGACTACATCAGTACCTGTGAACGTAATACTTCGCAGGGGTACTACAGATACGTATCTTCAAAAAAATAAACGTATTGAGGCAGGCGATGCTTTTGAAATATTCAAAGGCGCTAAACTAGTACTTGCAGCAGGAGATAAATTGGTTATCTCTTCTGGCGTCACAGCCAGTGTAGATGCTGTCTTTTCTATATTACAGGGGGTCTCATAATGGCTGGAACTTTTGAACCAGATACGTTTCTTGACACAGCTACAGAAATAGCTGACAAAGTATTTTACGGTTTTAATTTTAACCCAGAAACTGGGAAATTATACATGAATATTATAGACGGCAATGAGCCCGTTAGTTTACCACAACCAGTATATAATATAGATAGAAATCAATACCAAGCATGGTTTTGGACAAAGAACAGCGTACTATTTTACTGGGGTGATAATAGTACAGTATGGAAAAATAAATTATTAATGAGGATTCTATAATGGGACAAATTCTTGACTTAGGAAAATTACGCCTATCTTTTCAAGGCAACTGGGTATCAACTACTGTATATGAATACAACGATTGCGTTCGCTACGGCGGAAATGTTTACGTTTACGTTTATCCTGTTAATGAAAGCGGCAATTTACCAACAAATACCAATTTTTGGTCATTGCTGGTAGAAGGTATTAAATTTAGGGGAGTGTATAGCGCTGCAACAGCTTATAAAGTTGGTGACGGTATTGCCTATGGTGGTAAAGTATATATTGCTATTGCTGATGGTAGCGCAAATACACCTCCTAATGCTACATACTGGTCTCAATTTGCTGATGGTATTCAATATGAAGCTAGCTACTCAGATGCTACCGCGTACCAAAGAAATGACGTTGTAACATACGGCGGATCAGCATATATAGCTAAAATAGATGGTACTGGAAATAACCCTATAAATGCAACTTATTGGGATAAACTAGTAGACGGTATATCTTTTGCAGGAGCATGGAACTCAGCAACAGCTTATGCTGTAGGAAGAATTGTTAGCTACGGTGCTAATACTTTTAAAGCAACTACTAACTCAACTAATCAAAATCCTACATTAACTAATGGTGCTTTAAACTCAAGTTACTGGGAAGTATTTACTGAAGGTTTCCGTACAAAAGGTGCTTGGGCAACTACTACCGAATACTTTATAAATGACATTGTTATTCGTGGTGGAACAACTTATGTATGTGTTGTAAGACACACATCTGGAACTTTTGCTACTGATTTGTCTACTACTAAATGGGTACGATTCGCAAGCGGTATTCAGTGGAAAAATGCTTGGTTAGCATCAACAGTTTACGTTAAAGACGATATTATTAAAGCTGCAACAGGCAGCGCTTATATAGCTATTCAAGATCATACTGCCGGCAGTGACTTTACCATTGATGTAACAGACGGTAAATGGCAAGTATTTGTAGCAGGTGGAGGAGACGTACTGCCTGCTCTTGAAACAGGAGACAGTGGTAGAGCTTTAACGGTTAATGCAGCTGGTAATGCTATAGATTGGTTAGGAGCTACTGAAAGCCAAAATGTCAGATATGTAGCACCACATGGAACAGATACACCAACTAGTGGTAAGAATTTAGCTACTGCATACGCTTCTATTCGTTATGCTTGTGATAATATTGGCACTAATGGTGGCACAATTTTTGTTATGACCGGTGTTTATAACGAGCAACTGCCTATTACTATTCCAGCAAACGTAGCTATTGTTGGAGATAATCAACGTACTGTAGTTGTTCAGCCTAAGTCTGGAAACAGTGACAATCCTTTGATTCCAAACAATCAAGCTACTATGTTCTTGATGAGTGATGGATCTATTTTAAACAAAATGACGTTTAAAGGTATGACAGGGTGGGTCCCCGGAGCTACTGCTAATGATGTTACTACTTCTACTATAAAAGGCGTTGTAGTTAGACTTAACCCTGCTTCTCCTATTTTACTTAAATCCCCTTATGTACTAGAGTGTGCATTTATTGGATCTGGTGCTATTGGTGCTTTAATTGATGGATCAGTTCATACAAGCGGAGCTAAAACCATGATTTTTCATGGCTACACTGTTATTAGTGATAACGGTGTTGGCTACTGGGTTAAAGATGGTGGTAAAGCAGAAATTGTAAGTTGCTTTACTTATTATTGCTATTTTGGATATACTGCAAGTGGTGGTGGATTTATTCGCGCACTTAATGGTAATAACAGCTATGGAACCTGGGGAGCAGCTAGTCGAGGATATGCAGCAGAGGAAACTGCAGTAGTTGGTACCATAATTGGTCAGCAACTAAACTTCTTGTATCAAGGCGGCAATATTGCAGCAGGTGATACAGTTACTGCTAGTTCTGGTGCAACAGCTATTGTAACCAACGTTCAAGCTAGTGCCAATAAAGTCTATGTTACTGCATCTACTGGTACATTTACACTTGGTAATACCTTAACATTTACAAGTGGTGGCACAGGTACTGTAAGTGCAGGTGCTTTACAAGATCAAAAAGGTTTTGTACTCGTACTAACTGGTTTAACAGCACTGCCTCGTCCAGGTGCATCAATTAGTATTTCAGGCGACTCATACAGTTACGTTATACAAAGTGTAACAGGTACTTATGTTGATGCCTCAAGCAAAGTTGTTGTTGTACTAGCACAAGAAAAACCCACTGGAAGTGCAAGTGGTACTGGTGTTACAATAAGATATAAATATTCGCAAATCCGTTTAACAGGACACGACTTTTTAAGTATTGGTACAGGCGGAACAGCTACTACTAATTATCCAAATACACCTACACAACCAAGTGCTCAAGGCAATGAAGTTGACGAAGCATACCCAGGTCGTGTTTACTTTGTATCCACTGACCAAGACGGTAACTTCCGAGTAGGCGACTACTTTAAAATTGACCAAGCTACTGGACGTGCAACTTTAAATGCTAACGCATTCGATTTGGCAGGTTTAACAAGTTTAAAACTTGGTTCAATAGGTGCTCAACTTGGTGAAACTATTAATGAGTTTTCTGCTGATGCTACACTAAGCGGTGCTTCAAATACTGCTGTACCTACTGAATATGCTGTAAAAACTTATGTAGATACTAACCTTGGTAGCGTATCTGGTTCATTAAATTCAGTTCTTGGAGATGTTTATGAGTTTACTTTGCCCAGTAACCAAACCTTTACAAACACTTCATACAGAGCTTCTTTTGTAACTGGTGGTTTAGGTTTTGTTTGGTCATTGACTGGTACACCCCCAAGTGGTATGACAATTAGCCAACTTGGTGTTCTGTCAAATGGTAGTGTGGCAATTACAGCAGGTACTTACAACTTTAACATTGTTGTTACTAGCGGAACCACTATAGCCACTCGTTCAATAACCATTGTTTCGAGTGCACAGATCCCTTCGTTTAGTACGTCAGTGTTTCCTGGTTCATTCACTCCTGATGTAGCATTCACAGTTAATGCTGCTACTGCAACTAATCCAGCAGGCAGTGCAATTGTTTATGCTGTACAAGCTGGTTCTTTACCAAGCGGTATGACATTAAACACAGGCACTGGTGCAATTACTGGAACTGCTGGTCCTTCTAACGGTACTACCGCAATATCATACTCATTTACCATTTCAGCTTCGTCTGGTGGCTATACAAAACTAAAAGTGTTTAGTGGGTCTTTTTACTATTTTAGCGTTCAAGGTCAAGCCTTATACGGCACTAACGTAGGAACTGGAACGTTTACTTGGGTTGCTCCTAAGGGTGTTAGTAATATATCTGTTGTTGCTGTTGGCGCTGGCGGTACCGGTCCAAGAAGTTACAACTCATCTGCATCCGGTGGTGGAGGCGGTGGATTAGGTTGGAAAAACAACATTTCTGTTACTCCTTTGAGTAGCTATACCGTTCAGGTTGGTGCTTATGGTAATGCTACTGGCTATGGCGACGGCAATCTACGCGGCGGCACATCACACTTTATATCAACTTCTACTGTAGCAGGTTACGGAGGCGGTCACAGGTCTGTTGGTGGAACTGGTGGTCCAAATTCCAATGGTAGTACTGGTGGTGGATGGTTTGGTGATGGCGGTGGAGCTGGTGGTTATGCAGATGGTTCTTATAACCCAGGCGCTGGTGCTGGTGGATACACTGGTAATGGTGGCAATAGTCCTAATGGAACAGGTAGCGGTGGTGGTGCCGGTAGTGGACAAGCTTACTCCTCTACTTATGGTTATGCCAGCGGTGGTGGAGTTGGTTTGCTAGGCCAAGGCGAGAACGGTAGCTATGGTCACATGCCTTGGACACCAAGCGGAGGCGGGGGTGGAGGCTGCGGCGGCCCTGGTTCTTGGAATGGTCCAGGCGGAGGTACATGGAACTGGAACAGTGGAAGAACTAATCCTAGTGTTGGGCAAGGTGATCGTGGTATGTATGGCGAGAATCCTTATTCGAGCACAGGAGAAACTTCAAGCAACCTACGAGGCGGTGAATATGGCGGTGGTGGCGGTGGTCAAGGCGACAGTTGGCCACAAGCTGGTGGTTATGGTGGTCAAGGTGGTGTGCGGATTATTTGGGGACCAGGACGCGCATTTCCTGCTACAAATACCTTAAACGTAACAGCTTCATCGCTGCCTTAAATTAAATCGGAGAATTAAATGAATTTTTACATCAAAGTGGTTAACGGGACTACCGTTAACCACCCCATGATTGAGGAAAACCTTTTAGAAGCTTTTGAAATTTCTAAAATTACAGAAGACTTTTTAAACGAACAGCAACTTGTTCGTTACGAAAGACGAGAGGTTCCTAGTGGCTCTACTATTATTTCGGAAAATGGGTATGAGCTTTGTGAAGACGGGGTGGCTCGTAACGTAATTACTACTCGAGAATTAACTCAAGAAGAAAAGATAGAAGAGTGGATTCGTCGTCCACGCGCTTTCTTTCTAGCTCAAAGTGATTGGACTCAGTTACCTGATGCTCCTTTAACCGAAGCTAAAAAAGCTGAGTGGGCTGCTTATCGTCAACAACTTCGAACTATGCCTACTGTCTATGCTAATATTCAAGATATTTCAGAACTTGTAATACCCACAATACCATCTAAATAAATAAATAACTAAGACAAAGCGGAGAAATACCGCTTTGTCAAGGTTTCTTTATATAAAAAGAAATGAAGAATTAAAGGATTTAAATGAATAAAAACTTATCTAATTATGTTGTACTAAATAAAGGTGTTATCCCTGATGACTTGTGTAAGTTGACTATTAAGGAGTTAGAAGCTTCTAACGGTTTAAAGCAACATTTTTTTACTAAGTATGTAAATAATCAATTAGTTGAATATAGTCGTAGTGGAGATCCTGAAGTATTTTTGGACAAACTACCAACTTCATCAGATTTTTTGACAAATATAACTTGGGAAGCACTTCGTAAGTATGTGCAAGATGATTTAAACTTTGATTGGTTTACTTCATGGCAAGGCTTTACTGGTTATAAGTACATAAAATATACAGAAGACACAGAGATGCATAAGCATTCTGACCACATACATAGTATATTTGAAGGCACAAGAAGAGGTATACCAATACTTTCAATAGTTGCACTGCTAAATGATGATTTTTTAGGCGGGGATTTTGTTATGTTTGATGATCAAAAAATAGATTTAGAAAAAGGGGACATTTTAATTTTTCCTAGTTTATTTCTTTATCCACATACTGTTCAGAAAGTAACAGAAGGTGTTCGTTACTCAGCTGCTTCCTGGATGTTTTAAATGTCACTAAAAGAATTAATTAAAGAAGAACATGATGCTGCTGAAAATCATCCTTTTATAAAAAAACTTTTCTCTGGTAATATTACTAAAGAAGAGTATGCATCATTTTTGTATAACCAAAAATATTGTTATACAGCTTTAGAAGACAAAGCTGAAGAATTCGGTTTGTTAGTAGGTATTGAAGCTATTAAAAGAGCAACAAAGATTTCAAAAGACTTACAAGACTTACAGGTAGAAAACAAAGAAGTATATAATAGTACAATTAAGTATTGTGACTATATTAGTAACTGTTCAAAAGAGCAGCTATTAGCTCATATCTATGTCCGTCATTTTGGAGATATGTATGGGGGTCAGATGCTTAAGAAAGTAGTTCCAGGCTCTGCATCAATGTATGAGTTCGAAAATAGAGCATATTTAATAAATGAAGTTAGAAAGAAGTTAAATGATAGTTTAGCTGATGAAGCAAAATTAGTATTTGCTTTTGCTACTGAACTATTTACAGAGTTAGCCAATGAGCACAATATTCAATAAATTAAAAGCTCATGCTGCAGAGTTGGAAGCAATTCTTTCGGCACGAGCTTTTTCTTCGCCAAGTGAAGTCACCTCAGAATGGTACACCAAGAATTTTTCAAGTGCTTGGGTTCGCAGAGCTAACTTAGATGTTATTGACGTATCTGAATCCAAAAAATTGTATATGATGCACTTATGCATCTTTCCACACACATACGATGCAGCTCCTATATACGGTTTTGATATTATAGCTGGCACAAATAAAATCACAGGCGCGTTTTTAGATTTTTCTCCTGTAGGTGACCCTGAACATCCAATGTGCAAGTGGTTTCAAGAATTTGTAGAGCCAACATCGTGGGCAAAACCACGAGAGCTGCCTGAGTGGGCAAGAAATATATTCTCAAACCGCATGGTTGCGGCAGGTAATATTAATACTGACTTTGAACTAGCAGTATTATTAGAGATTTCAAAGAAGTCGCTTATTTATTATTTAGACAGTATATCAAAGTATCGTCCAGCGTTAAAATATGAAGAAATGGTCGAAGCTAACAATTTTACTGACAAGCAAAATTACTACTGTCAGCAACAAAAATGTAATCCGCATACTCCGCGAGTATTAAAAACATTAGGATTCAATGATGATCAAGTACATGAGTACATACACAAAGAGTTATTTCCTGAAATCTCAGTATAGTACAGAATATTTGCGCTATTTAGCAGCAATGGTTTATTGGGTCTAGGTATATAAATCTCTTAATTAAGTAAAGGTATAGCCTATATGAGTATAGCAACAAATTTAGCAAAGCTTGGACTGGGCGTAAACAGTGCCGGAATTATTGCGCCTGAAAAAGGTGGCACAGGCACTACCACAGGGGGTGGAACTAGTAATTCTCCTACTGTTACTTCTATTACTTACACAGGTAATGATACCGCTACTAATATTACAGGCGGCGACATTGTTACTATAAACGGCACTAATTTTGCTGCAGGAGTCAGTGTATTAATAAATAATACACAGGTTAGTACGGTTACTCGTGTTAGTTCAACTCAACTTACTTTTGTAGCGCCTGCAAACTCTGCTGGAAGTTATATTCTTTACGTTATTAATACAGATGGCAGCGCAGCTATTAATGTACCTGGATTGCAATATTCTGGCGTACCTAGCTGGACTACTGCATCAGGTAGTTTAGGTACAACTAATACTTCTGTAAGTTTTTCAACTACACTAGCCGTAACAGGTGATGCCCCTATTTCTTATGCAATAGTTAGTGGTTCTTTACCTGCTGGAATTACTCTTAATACTTCTACTGGAGTTATTAGTGGCACTACTCCTAGCGTTACTAGTCCAACTACTTACAACTTTACTGTAAGTGCTATAGATGCCCAGAATCAAGACACTAGTAGAGTATTTAGTCTAACTGTTCAACCTTCTACAGCAACAAGCTTTACTGCTCAAGCTGTTGGAGGCGGTGGCGGAGCTGGTAGTAATATTCCTGGAGGCGGCGGTGGAGGCGGCGGAGTACTGACCGTATCAAGTATAGTTGTTACGCCTGGCGCGGCTTACACTATCACTGTAGGTAATGGTGGCAATGCTGGTTTTAATGGTGGTAACTCAAGCATTACAGGTAATGGCGTCAATATGACTGCTATTGGCGGCGGTCGTGGTTCAAGAGTAGGGCTCGCTGCTTCTACTGGAGGTTCTGGGGGTGGTGGAACTTGGGGCGGCTCAAGTTATAACCCAGGACAGTCAGGTACTTCAGGGCAAGGTAACTCAGGCGGTAACGGCTCGTATAGTTCAAGCGCAAGCACAGACATGGGCGGTGGCGGTGGCGGTGCAGGAGGCTCAGGATCTAGTTCCAGTGGTAGCACGGCGGGTAATGGCGGACCAGGAGTAACTAGTTTATCAGGTAGTGCTACTGTTGGTGGCGGTGGCGGTGGTACTATGAGTGGTGCTTACGGAAATCAAGGGCAACCATACGGTCCTGGTACTACGGGTACTGGAACTGGTGGTGGTGGATTTGGTCAAGCAGGTGGCAGTGGACGAGTAGAAATACGGTATTCAGATGCGTTTAGCCTTGCTTCAGCTACTACTGGCTCTCCTATTGTAGCTACCTCCGGCGGGTACAGATACTATATTTGGACTACAGTTGGCACTTGGTCAATCACATTTTAATTAAGTAAAGGTATAGCCTATATGGGTATTTCATCATATTTATCAAAATTAGCACTAGGCATTTCCACGGAAGGCATTTTAGGTACTTCTAAGGGCGGTACTGGAACAACAGTTTATGTTCCCGGAAGCGGAACTAGTAGTTCTCCTACTGTTACGTCTATTACTTACACAGGTGACGATACCGCTACTAATGTTGCAGGGGGTGATACTGTTACTATAAATGGAACTAATTTTGCTATAGGAGTTAACGTATTAATTGGCGAAGTGCAAGTAAATCAAGTGACTCGCGTTTCAGCAACTCAACTTACTTTTGCTGCACCTGCAAACGTTGCTGGAAGTTACATTATTTATGTTATTAACCCCGACGGTAGTGCGGCTATTAGTGTACCTGGTATACAGTACTCAGGTGTGCCTGCTTGGAATACAGTAGCAGGTAGTTTAGGAACAAGTAACATACAAACTAGTTTTTCAACTACTTTAGCAGCAACAGGTGATGCGCCTATTTCTTATGCTATAGTAAGTGGTTCTTTACCTGCTGGAATTAATCTTAATACTGCCTCAGGTGTTATTAGTGGTACTACTAGTGCTAACACTTCTACTACTTATAACTTTACTGTTCGTGCAACAGATGCACAAAATCAAGACACTACCAGAGCATTTAGTTTAACTATTACGCCTGTAACAGTATATTCAGCAACTCCAATAGCTTTTTCTATTAATGAAGGATCTCCTTTAACCGTAAATGTTTCAGGAGAAAATATTACGGACGGAATTTATTATTGGACAATTAATTCAAATGCTAGTGATTTTGCAACAAGTTCTGGATCATTTACAATTACTTCTAATGTAGGATCTTTTTCAGTAACACCAATAGCAGATACTACTACTGAAGGTAGCGAAGTATTTACAATTTCTATTAGGTCTGTTTCTACAACAGGTACAGTTTTAACAACAACTACAACAATAACAATTACTGATTCAAGTACAACACCTAACCCAACGTATTCAATTACTCCTTCAGCTAGTAATATAGATGAAGGCAGTGTTCTAACATTTAATGTAAGCGGAACATATATTGTTGATGGGACATATTATTGGACTACAACTAATGCAGCAGATTTTGCTACAAGTTCTGGATCATTTGCAATTACATCTAATGCGGGGTCTTTTACAGTAACACCCACATCAGATACTACAACAGAAGGTGTAGAAACATTCACTGCTAGTGTAAGAGCCAGCAGTATAGCAGGAACAATACTTGCAACGTCTAGTGCGGTTACAATTAATGATACAAGTGTACCAGCAACAACAGCAGGAGAAACAGAGTATACTACTCCTGGCACATACCAATGGACAGCTCCAGCAGGAGTAACTTCAGTTTGTGTAGTTGCTGTGGGCGGAGGTGGTGGTGGAAATCGTAGTGTAGTAGTAAGACCAGGAGATGACGACGAGTACTACTGGTCAGGCGGAGGAGGAGCTTTAGCCTATAAAAATAACATTACAGTAATACCAGGTCAAGCTTACGAAGTTATTGTTGGTGCAGCAGGTACTTTTTCTGTATATGGACAATTCAATACTGCTACTGCAGGTGGAGACAGCTCTTTTGGCAGTGGTCAGATGGGTCAAGTTGTAAAAGCTGGCGGTGGTAAAACATCTACTAATAATGCACCTTATAGTTTAGGTGCGTTAGGTGGTCAGGTTTTAGCAGGCGATGGTGGTGGTGCAGGCGGTCGTGGCGGAAACTACGGCGGAAACTACGGCGGTGGAGTTAATCCAGGAGCCGGCGGTGCTGGTGGATATTCAGGAGCCGGCGGTGCTGGCGGAGATGGTCAAGCAGCTAGTTCTGGTCTTGCTCCAAGCGGTGCAGCTGGATCTGGCGGTGGCGGTGGCGGCGGTGCTGCAGCAGGTAGAATACTTTCACCTGACACAGGTGCATATGGTGGATCTGGTGGCGGAGTAGGTATATATGGTGAAGGTTCCAGCGGTGGTGGTGGATATAATAGTAATTATAATACACTGGGTGGAGTTGGCGGTAGCGGCGGTAACAATGGCGTATATGCACAAGGTCCTGGCGGTGAATATGGTGGCGGAGGTTCATTTGACGCTAATGGCGGTAAAGGAGCGGTTCGCATTATTTGGGGAACTGGTCGAGCATTTCCCTCAACCAATGTAGCAAAAATTGTACCAATCGCACCAGGCGAAATACAGTATACTACTCCTGATACACATTACTTTACAGTACCTGCAGGCGTAACTAGTATAAATGCACTTGCTGTAGGCGGTGGTGGTGCAGGTGGACAAAGTGCCGGTACTTCAGCTTCTGCAGGTGCAGGTGGTGGTGGTGGTTTAAGTTGGCGGAATAGCATACCAGTTACTCCTGGTGAATCACTTACTATAACAATAGGGCCTACAGCTACAGGCGGTTCAAACTATATTGGCACTTCAGGCACAACTACTTACATAAAACGTGGTACTACAGAGCTATTATCCGCTAATGGTGGTAGTGGTGGTGCAGGTAATAATGGTACTCGACCATGGTATGAGTGGGTTGGTGGTGCTGGTGGTGCTGGTGGTGCTAACGTTAATGCTGCATACGGTGGTGGCAATGGTGGTAAAGGCGGTAATGGGACAACTAATAGTACCAATCGCGCAGGCGGTGGCGGTGCTGGTGGGTACACAGGTACAGGTGGTGCAGGCGGTAACGGCGGTGCTAATCCTATTAATTTGGGCAGTGCTGGTACAGGTGGCGGCGGTGGCGGTGGAGCAAGTTCTCCAGGATCCCCATACTCAGGTGGCGGTGGCGGTGTAGGACTTTATGGTCAAGGCACTAACGGTGCTGGTGGCACAAATCCAAACGTTTCGCCATATACTGGTTCAGCGGGAGGCTCGGGAGGTAGCGGAGGCACTAACGCAGGATATGGCGGATATGTAGGTTCTTATACTGAACTATCAGGTGGTTTTGCTGGAGGTGGCGGTGCAGGTAGTGATGGTGGACTTTCTGGTACAGGCGCTCCTGGTGCTGTTCGTATTATGTGGGGAGCCAATCGTGCGTTTCCTTCAACTAGTGCAGAACAAATTTTTACTACTGGTGATGCTGTTGGTGGTGGTTTTTACGTTGGTAAAATGAGTATTAATGGTAATGGTGTGGCAACCCATCATTTAATTGTTTCAGATATTTCAACTCGTCGAAGCACTCTTTCTTGGGATACTAGAGCAACAGGGAATAGTGGTTTTGTTTCTGGTGTTAATGACCCTATTAACGGCCCACAAAATACAACTAGTTTAGCTGGACAAGGCTCATACTATGAAGCTGCAATTTATTGTCAAAACTTAGATTCAGGCGGATACACAGATTGGTACTTACCTTCTATACAAGAACTACAAATGTGTTACTACTATTTAAAACCTAGTACAGAAGCAAATCATAGTTATGGTGCCAGTTATGGCGGTGCAAATCCTTATGCAGTAGCGCCTCAACCAATAAATACTGAGTACGTAACTGCAGGACCCTCGCAAACAACAGCTTTTGCATTTAGAAACGGTAATGCACAATCGTTTGGTACTAGTGGTTACTATTCTTCGTGTGAAAGCACACATAGTTTAGAAATTATTAGAAAAGTAAATGCTCAAGTTCTGTACTTTACTGATGGTTCTCAATCAACAATTAATAAATCTCAAACTTGGGCTGGTGCTTACACACGAGCTGTTCGCCGAATTCCCATTTAATATAAGGAATAACTATGACCCTAATTGTTCAAAAGACATTAGATCCAGAATTGGTAGTGCCTGTAGCCAACGGAGGCACAGGCACAATTACTCCAGGGCTTGTACAAGGTTCTAATATTACAATTACGGGTACTTGGCCAAATCAAATAATAACAGGTACAGGTAATATACAAGGTCCTACAGGTGCACAAGGTGCAACAGGTTCTCAAGGTATTCAAGGACCTACGGGGTCTACAGGGCCTACAGGAACAACAGGGTTAGGTTTTGCAATTGCAAAAATCTATGCTAGTGTTGCTGCATTAACTGCCGATACTTCTCCTACTGGAATTATAGCAGGACAGTTTGCAGTTATTGATACTGGTAATAGTAACAATCCAGAAGATGCAAAATTATACCTGTGGAATGGTTTAGTATATACTTATACAACAGATTTAAGTGGTGCTAGCGGCTTACAAGGCCCAACAGGTACTCAAGGTATTGTAGGCCCTACAGGACCTACAGGTGCTCAAGGAATTCAAGGTATTGTAGGCCCTACAGGACCTACAGGTGCTCAAGGAATTCAAGGTATTGTAGGTCCTACAGGACCTACAGGTGCTCAAGGAATTCAAGGACTTCAAGGCGTTGTAGGACCAACAGGTGCTCAAGGTTTAGTAGGAGCTGCCTCAACAGTAGCAGGCCCAACAGGTCCTACAGGAATTCAAGGTACTGTAGGCGCAACAGGTGCTCAAGGTATTCAAGGAATTCAAGGAATTCAAGGAATTCAAGGTATTGTAGGCCCAACAGGATCAAACGCTCTATGGAATTTTACTGGTGCTTACAGCGGTGGGGCTGAATATGCAGTCGGCGATGTAGCAACATATAACGGACAGACTTGGTACCGTATCAACTCTAATGGCGGTAATGTTGGTGACACCCCCGTAGAAGGGGCACTCTGGAGACTCATTGCAGCAGCAGGTGCTACAGGCAATCAAGGTTTACAAGGTATTCAAGGTACTCAAGGTACTATAGGCCTAACAGGTGCTCAAGGTATTCAAGGTATTCAAGGTGTCAAAGGCGACACTGGTAATCAAGGTTTGCAAGGTATACAAGGTGTCAAAGGTGACACTGGTGATCAAGGTATTCAAGGTATACAAGGTATACAAGGTGTCAAAGGCGACACTGGCAATCAAGGTATTCAAGGTATTCAAGGCAACACAGGGCTCGGATTTGCAATTGCAAAAACATACTCTAGTGTAGCAGCACTAACGGCAGATACAGCACCAACAGGAATTATAGCAGGTCAGTTTGCTGTAATCAATACTGGTAATGTAGAAAATCCAGAAGATTCTAGATTATATTTATGGAACGGTACAGTATACACCTATACAATTGATCTTAGCGGAGCTAGCGGTTTACAAGGACAAACAGGTCTACAAGGTACTCAAGGTATTCAAGGTATTCAAGGTATTCAAGGTGTAAAAGGCGACACTGGTGACCAAGGAATACAAGGTATCAAAGGCGACACTGGCAATCAAGGTATCCAAGGTATACAAGGTATCAAAGGCGACACTGGCAATCAAGGTATACAAGGTATCAAAGGCGACACTGGTATTCAAGGTATTCAAGGTATTCAAGGTATTCAAGGTATTCAAGGTATTGAAGGTACTATTCCTAATACTAGTAATTTTGTTACTCTCACAGGCTTACAATCTGTATCCAACAAAACAATTAAAACTTTTAAAGAAAACGTAGCTTTTGGCGATGATAGCAATTGGTCCCAAAGTAATATCAACTTTGATGTTCTTACCGCACCTGTTAAAATTTTTCGTACTCAAGCAACAAGTCTTTTTACTGTAAATGTGCGCGGTGATGCTGCAACTTCATTATGGAATACAGTTGGTGTTGGTGAATCTATAACAGTAAACTTTTTTGTTACAAATTTATATGGTACTAATTACTATCCTACTGCTTTCACAATCGATAACGTACCAATAACACCACAGTTTCAAGGTGGTTCCTCATTTACTGCTGGTAACCCTACTGATCTTTATGTATTATATATAGCTAGAAGTCCGCAAGGTTGGAGCATGTATGCTTCTCAAACAAAGTTTGGATAAGGATATATAATGCCATTATCTCTTTCATCAGGTTTTAGTAAAGCACTTGGTTTTGCAAGTAGAATTCCAATACCTGCATCGGGCGCAGTATATAGTTTTGTTAATAGTCCTTTTGGTGCTAATAGTGTTTACAACCCTATGGTTCCCGTACCTCCTGTCTTACTAGAAACTAGTAATAACTTAAATGCCAGCACTTTTGTATTTTATGTACATGGTGCAGGTGCTGGAATTAGGCCACTGTATTGGACAATCAAACACATAACAACAACCGCAATGGATTTTAGTACTACTTCAGGTCTGTTTGACTCCAACGGTTGGGGAATCTCATTTTATAATCCTGGATATTCTTGGTACAATAACCCATACGGAGACGAACTAGGTCGTTTTTCAATAGATATAATCCCCGAAAATATTACTGAAGGTACAGAAACTTTTCAAGTACAAATCCGAGAAGTTTCTTACAGTGGTCCTGTAGTACTTACAAGCCCCGTAATTAGTATAGCAGATACTAGCGCACCGCCAACGTTTAGTTTTGATACTGCATGGAATGACGCTATTACTCAAGGTGGTTTAAATGAAGGAACTACTTACGAATTTAGAGTTAATGGAATTAATTTGTCAACTGGTGAAGAGTATCCAGTTATAGCACCTGATGGTCATTACACATACTATACTATTGACAATAAGCCAATTAATTATAACTATCCAGATTCGCAATACTATACTAATGGTATTAATAAGTATGGAAATGCTGCTTTACCCGCAATGCATATATACGTTAAAAATGCAGAGTATTTTGATAATGTACTACGACCAGGCTATGGCAATCCAACAAACACTACCAGAAAAGATACTTATGGCTCAGGAAAATTTTATATACTACCGCGCAATGATGGTATAGGCCCGACAACTCACACAATACAGCTTAGAACTTCGATCATGAATGCAGACTATACAGGTGGTGCAACAATAGCAACGTATACATTTACGATTAATGGCCCTTATAACCCTGCTGGAAGAAAAGCTATTTTTGGATATGGGTATACTAATACTGATGTGTCAATGACCAATTTAGTAGCAAATACAGGTGTAGTTGCTAGTGACACTACTGGTGTTGGTACTGCTAGAAGTTTATTAGCGGCCGCAGGATATGGGACTGACAAAGCTATTTTTGGTTATGGGTATACTGCATTTGGCAGTACCTACTACTCAATGACTAACCTAGTAACAAATACAGGTGCAGTTGGTAATGATGTAACAGGTGTAGGTAGTGCTAGATATGGGTTAGCGGCCGCAGGATATGGGACTGACAAAGCTATTTTTGGTTATGGGTATACAGCAGGCGGAATAACAAATTACACAAATCTTGTATCAAATACCGGTGTAGTTGCTAATGATGTTGCTAATATTGGCAATGCTAGATATGAGTTAGCAGCTGCAGTATATGGAACTGACAAAGCTATATTTGGATATGGATTTAGCGCATCTGGATATACAGCGGTAACTAATTTAGTATCAAATACAGGTGTTGTTTCTTATGAGACTTCAAGTATAGGTACTCCTAGAGCTGGACTAGCAGCTGCAGGATATGGAACTGACAAAGCTATCTTTGGTTATGGAAATGATGGATCTTATCTATCAATAACAAATCTTGTATCAAATACTGGCGTAGTTTCTACAGACAGCACAGGTGTTTACAGTACTGCTAGAAGGCGTTTGGCGGCTGCTGGATACGGAGCTGATAAAGCTATTTTTGGATATGGATATAATGGTGGATCACAACAATCAGTAACTAACCTTGTAAGTAATACAGGTGTAATTGCTAGTGACACTACTGGTGTTGGTACTGCTAGATCACATCTTGCAGCTGCATCTTACGGTTAAATATAAAATAAGAATATAAATGGCTTCAAATCTAAACTCAGAGTTCAATTACCGATATCAAGTTATTGGTAATACTCCATGGGAAAAAATCAAAACACTACAAGGGTTCTTAGTAGGTCGTAAACGAGCGGCCGTACTAGAAGCAGTAGCTGAACTAAAATATCAAGCTAAACTTGAAGAACTAAAACATCTAAAAACAGTTCCAGCACTACCACATATTATGCTTAATTTACAAGCAGAAATTATTGAGGCAGAATCACACTTAGATGATCAAAAACATGCGTTTGAACTTAATCGTAAAGAGATTAACATATTAGAAAAACTTCTTGCTGAACTCTATGCCGAAGTTGAATCAACAAGACTTAATCATCCAGACGGTACACCATATACAGATGATGAAATGTTTGAAGCTAACGCTAATTATGAATTTACAATAACCGTTGGTCGCGAACTACAATCTGAAATTATTGCTAATGGTAGACCTAGCCCAGCTAAATTACTAAATGCTATGAGCAACCCTCAGACATTAGAAGCATTAATGCAGCTTGGTTTAGTTCCACAAAATACAGTATTATTAACTAATGAAGACGTTCTACCGTTAATTAGTAATACTCAGACTACTAAAAATATAGGTAATAATAAAAAATGAAAATAGCAGTTTACGCTATCAGTAAAAACGAAGAACAATTTGTTGAACGTTTTTGTAAATCCGCAATAGATGCTGATCTTATCTTAATTGCGGATACTGGCTCCACAGACAACACAGTTGCCGAAGCCAAAAAGTACGGTGCTGAGGTATACAATATTTCAGTTAAGCCTTGGCGATTTGACAAAGCGCGCGATACAGCACTAAATTTAATCCCTGGGGATTACGATGTGTGCATTTCGCTAGACTTAGACGAAGTCTTAGAGCCAGGTTGGCGAGAAGAAATTGAACGAGTCTGGACTGCACAAACAACTAGACTTCGTTATAAATTTGATTGGGGCCAGGGTATTAGCTTTTTCTATGAAAAGATTCATCATAGAACAGGCTATCACTGGCATCACCCAGTTCACGAATATCCTCGCCCAGATAATCGCACAAAAGAAATATACGCTCAAACTGACATGTTGTTAGTTAGCCACCATCCTGACAATACTAAGTCACGTGGTCAATATATGCCTCTTTTAGAATTAGCTATTGCAGAAGATCCGCACTGTCCTCGTAATGCATTTTATCACGCACGAGAGTTGACTTTTTACAGCAATTGGGATCAAGCTATAGTTTACCTAAATAAATATTTAGCAATGCCTGAGGCAACATGGGTAAATGAACGTTGTTATGCTTATAGACTATTAGGTAAATGTTACTCGGAATTGGGTAACTGGGAAATGTCCATTAAGATGTTTCGCTTAGCAATTGCTGAAGCGCCTAATACTCGCGAACCTTGGGTAGGCCTTGCAGAAACGTGTTATAGACTTAATATGTGGCTAGATTGCTACTCTGCCTGTAAATCAGCACTAGCAATTAAAGATAAAGCACTAGTATACACTATGGATCCTACTGTTTGGGCTGAAAAACCTTATGATTATGCTTCTATTGCAGCCTGGAATTTAGGTTTTAAAACAGAAGCTGTAGAATTTGTAACAAAAGCACTAGAGTTTGCTCCTAGTGATGCACGCTTACTTAATAATCTTAAATTAATGGAATAATATGTGGATACTACAATTTTTACCTAACTGGATATTTTACTTACTACTTTTAATAGGAGTGGCAGCCCTTTTAGTTACGCATTTTGTTAAAGTATTGCCTAACGCGCAACTAATTAAATTAGCAAGTGTAGCCACAGTAATTGTTAGTATTTATATGATAGGTGCTATAAGCAACAATGACGCATGGCTAGCTAAAATCAAAGATCTAGAGGTAAAAGTTGCTGAGGCAGAAGCTAAATCTGCAACTGCTAACACCGATATTGTAGAAAAAATTGTGACAAAAACTCAAGTTATAAAACAACGTGGTCAAGACATAGTTCGCTATGTAGATCGTGAAGTTGTTAAATACGATACAACTTGCGTAATTCCCAAAGAGTTTGTTGTCATACATAATAAAGCAGCAGAGGCACCAAAATGAAGTTATTAGTATTATCATTAGTTTTACTACTTAGTGCTTGCACAACTGTTCCAGTTACAGCAAAGTTTCCACAAGCACCTGGTACATTAGTTCAGGAACCTTGTCCTAATTTGCAAAAATTGCAAGATCAGGCTAAGTTGTCTGATGTGGCAAAAACCTTAACGGTTAATTATACTGAGTACTATACTTGCGCTGTTAAGCTAGAAGCCTGGCAGCGTTGGTATCGTGAACAAAAAACCATCTATGAAAGCGTAAAATAATGGAACTAACACTAGATCAGTTAAAGCAAATTGTTGATAAAAACCCACACATAGAGTACTGGCACAAAGCTTTAGTACAGTTACTGCCACAATACGAAATCAATACCCCACAACGCATGGCGGCTTTTTTAGCACAATGCGCGCATGAATCGGGTGGTTTTCGTGCAATCAAAGAAAATTTAAACTATCGTGCAGTTACACTCCGCAAGATATTTCCCAAGTATTTTCCCACAGACGAAATGGCAGCACAATTTGCAAACAAGCCACAGATGATTGCAAATAAAGTATATTGCAACCGCATGGGTAATGGTGACGAGGCTAGTGGCGACGGTTATCGTTACTCAGGTCGCGGATTGATTCAGCTAACAGGCAAAGACAATTATTTTTGGTTTGCTGCTTCAATAAATATAAGTCCTGAAGAAGCTTCTGAGTATATGGAAACTTTTGAAGGTGCAGCACAAAGCGCCTGCTGGTTCTGGGAAACAAACAACTTAAATCAGTGGGCCGACAAAGACGATATCTTAACACTTACTAAACGTATCAATGGTGGCACCATCGGCCTAGAAGATCGCATAAAACATTATGAACATGCTA